ATGTGCAATCGCGCCCGCTTCGCCGGCGAGCCGGAGACGCTCCACGAGCGCTTCGGTGGCGGCTGGCTCACCGATCGACCGCGTGACAACACCTTCAACCCGCAGGAGCTGCGGCCCAACAAGCGCGCCTATGTCATCCGCGAGGAAGCGGGCGAGCGCGGCGTCGACGTGATGAACTGGGACGTCCTTGGCGGGCAGGCCAAGTGGTTCATGACGAACGTCCGCAACCTGGCGCTTCCGCAATGGGCGCGGTTGGCGGAGCGTCCGGAGAATCGCTGCCTCGTGCCGCTGACCGAGTTCGCCGAGTTCACGCCGGAGCGGCACGACCTGGGGGACGGCAAGAAGCCGCTGAAAGGTGAGATGTGGTTCAGCGTCATGGACCAGCCGGTGTTCGCCGTCGCCGGCTTCTGGCAGCGGACCGCCGCCGGCGATGGCTTCGCGATGGTCACTTGCGACGCGAACGAGCTGGTCGAGCCGATCCACCCGAAGGCGATGATCACGATTGTGCATGAGGGGGACTGGACGACCTGGCTGCGTGGCGGTCTTGACGAGGTGAGGGCGCTGCAACGGCCCTATCCAGCTGCGGCGATGACCATGCGCGGCCCGGTGTTTCCGACACGGGGAAGAGACGCCTAGCCGAATCGGTCATGATCTGTTCTCGTGACGCGATGGACTGGCGATCGATCTCGATGTTCACGAAAGTGCCCGACATGAAGCACCCGCTGGAGGACGAGTTCGCCAGCGCGATCTATCGCGGATGGGTGAGCGGCGGCCCCACGTGGGACCAGCTGCCTGTTGCCGACCGCGAGCAATGGCGTGAGAAGGCTCGCCGGTTCGGCGGGAACGACATCAGCGTAGCGCCGTGGCAGAAGAAGGTCGCCGAGGCTGCGAAGCCATCAATCGTGCCGGCCTGGATCTAACCGAAATGATGGAGCGGCCCGACGGGGTCGCACCGTCCTCGCACGCGGGGGTACCGCGCTCGTCCGATGGACGGGCCGCATAAGCAGCTGCTGCCACTGCTTTTCTTTGACTGCAACTGCTCCGATATGGTCGCAGACGATAAGGAGAAGCGCCATGACCGTGCCAGTCGAGTTCCCCGATGGCAGCATCAGGCACGTCCCCAGCGTTACTGTCACAACGACCCGGCGACCAATAGGGCGGCGACCGGGGCCGTCCTCTCACCACCAAGAACCTGCTTATGATCCGAACTGGACCTTTGAGGCAGCGCTCGAAGGGAAATGGTTTGCGCACCCGCGTCGCTAGGCTGGCGGCTGTTCATAGGCCGGCTTGGGAAAGGGCAGCGCCGGATAGCGACAGCCGCGAGCGAACCTCGGCTTGAGGAACCGCAGGTATCGGAACTGACGAAGCCGGTGTGCCACCGCGCGATTGCGGTTGGAACGTAGGTGCGACGCGCGGGGGCTCGACGCCGTCCGGCTGTTGGACATTAGGCTGTCATGATACCACTCGCCATCGAGTTCCCAGAATCGGCCCTGATGCTCGCCGTGGAAGGTAAAGCCCGCCGCTTGGTAGACGGTGCCGAACAGCCCGCAGCGCTCGTCAGCGAACGACTGTATCCATTTCACGGCCGGCCGCACGCGGCGGATCAGCCGGATCGAATAGGCCAGCGCCTTGCTCTCGCTGTTGCGTGGTGCGGCGTCGTCGAGCCACATGCGGTTGAGTTCGAGATATTCGTTCATGGCGGTGCCGGTGACGACGCTCCCGGCTGAGGCGGGGTTCATAGCGAAGCCGTATTGCAGCACGCCCACCAGCCGCCGATCAATCCAGACGCCCAGGTGAAGCGTCGATGCGCGATAGACGCGCCGGCTATAGTGATTGGCTATGATGATGCCGTTTGCGATCTGGCGATCGAGCAGCGCGACGGCGAACGCCTCGTCACCGAAGCCGATCGCGTCGCCCTCGCTATGGGCGAATAGATAGCCGATACCCTCACCCGCCGCGCCACGCGGGCGCGCGAAATCCAACGCCGGGAGCCCGACGCTTAGCAAATTCTCCACTGTCTCGGTTCCATCGATGCCGTCCCGCGCAAGCGGGGCGGGATGACCGGCGTTGCCGCCCGGTCGTGACGGGGGTCTCTACCCCTCGTCGGCTCTGCCGGTGGCCGCCGGCATCACCCGCGGCCTATACGGCGCGCGAAGAAAATAGACAGATATGTCTCTTTTCAATTGCCGGCATAGACGTTCGTGTCTATAACGGCTGCATGAACAGCGATCAGTTCCGCCGCTACCTCGCCAAGCAGGGCACCACCTTCGAGTCGGGCAAGGGCGGCCACCTGATCTGCCGTCGCGAGGGCCGCATATCGGTCCTCCCGCAGCACGGCGGGGCCAAGCAACTCGGCACCGGGCTGATGCGGAAAATCAAGAAAGACTTGGGGATCGAATGATCCCCGCCATGAATGCCAAGGAGGGCAAAATGCAGTACCCGGTTGAACTAACCCCCGACGACAACGACACCGTGATGGTAACCTTCCCCGACGTCCCCGAAGCGTCGTCGTTCGGCGATGATGCCGACGACGCACTGCTTCAGGCGCAGGACGCGCTGGAAACCGCGCTTAACGCCTACATCACCGATCGCCGCGACATTCCCGCGCCGTCAGATGCGAACGGGCGCCCGGTTGTTAGCCTCAGCCTGCTCGCCGCGCTGAAGGTCGGCATCTATCAGCGGATGCGCGCGCGCGGATGGCGCAAGGCGGACCTCGCACGGGGCATGTCGCTCAATCCCCGCCAGATCGATCGCCTGCTCGACCTGACGCACGCGTCGACCGTCGAGCAGCTGGAACATGCAGCGGCGGTGGCAGGCGGCAAGTATCTGATCGAAATGCGTGAGGTTGTCGGGTTCGGCGAGCGGCCGGTTCACGTCAGCGTCTGAGTAGGGCCGACCGCGCGAACGCAGCCGGCCCTATGGGTCAGGCAAGCCGCGCCTGAAGCGCAGCGTGCGAGGCGTCGTTCTCGGCCGCCAGCGACGCCAGACGCTGGCGTAGCTTGCCTTGGTCAGCCTCGCTCAGCACCGCGCCGGCTTCCGCCGCGATGTCGACCGCGGCGGCAAAGGCAGCCTGCGCGGTGCCGATCAGCTTGAGGATCTTCTCGAGGTCCATCGTCCATTCTCCTTACGTGGGGGTCATGTTGCCGAGGGCGCCGATCGCGGTCAGCGCCTGCGCAATCGCGGCGGAGTAGCTGTCGACGTTGCCAGCCTTGTATGCGGCACGTGCGGCGCGCACCGCTGCGTAAGCCTGCTGGTCGGCCAGGCGCAGAGTCGGCTTCATCGCCGCGCTGACCAGCCCCGCGTCGAGCGCAAGCGTCTCGGCTTTCGCCGCCGCCTTGTAGGCGAGCTCGACGCCGGCGAGCGCCTTCTCGTTGATCCTCGTCGCGTCGGCCACCGCGGCGGGTGAGGGCGGGGCGGTCGGCACTGTCAGCGCCGTGCACGCGCATAGGCTCGCCGCGAGGGCGAGGGACAGCAGTCGCTTCATGGGTCGTCTCCTTCAGGCTTCGTTGTTGGAGGTCGGTCGAGCCGGGCCGCCGGCGATCCACACTGGCCCGCCGATCACCGGCGTCCCGCGCGGCCAGCGCCGCGCGATGCAGCGGCTTTTCGCGATGCGGACTATCGACACGCAATCGCCCTGGTTGCCGCCCAGCACCTCGTAATGGGTCTGCGTCTCGCCCAGATAGAAGCCGACGTGCCCGCCGCCCTCGCGCTGGAACACCAGCACCGCGCCGGGAGCGAGCCGCTCTGGGCGGATCGGCGCCTGCCAATCCGCCCACGACTTGGCGCGCAGCGCGATCGGCGGCGGCGTGATCCCGGCGTCCGTCATGCAGGTCGCCGCGAACAGGCCGCACCAAGGCACGCTGTCGGCATTGTAGGCGATGCCGAGCACCTTCGCGCCGAGCCGTTTCGCCCAACCGAGGATCGTCGGGTTGTTGAGCGCGCCGGCCGCCTCGCGCGTGCCGAGCTTCGCCCGCGCGGCGATCAGCCACGCTGGTTCCTTCGCCATGTCGTTCTCCTGTGATAGACGCTTCAAGAGCGCGCGTCGGACTGGGCGGCGCGCTCGGCGCCCCGCCCGGTTTGCGTGTCACTGCGGGCGGTGGCGGGGCGCCTTATTCGACCGGCTTGTCGTCAAAGCTCGGCGTGTTCCGCCGCACCCAGCTGAGCGCGATCGTGATGATGCCGGCGCCGAGCGCACCGATCCCGGTGCCCGTCATCAGCGCCTCGAGCGGCTCAGGACGCCGGGTCAGCACTGCACCGGCTGTGAACATCATGGCGAGGATCGTCACCGGCATGTCGATCGTCCAGCGATGCTGCTCGCGCGCGGTCTGGACGACGTAGAAGCGGACGGCTGCGCAGGCGCACAGCGCGGCGATCATGCTGCCCGCTTCAAACGGATAGCCGAGCGCGTGCCAAACGACCGGCACCGAAGATGCTACGGTCGCCCCCTTGTCACGCACGATCGCAGCCGCGGCGACCGGTAGGAATGCCCCCATGGTGATTGCCCCTCTGATCATCATCGCGTGGACACCACGCCAACGGAGGCGACGAGCGCCAGGAATGCGATCGCGGCCGGGCGCTTCAGCAGGCGAAGTCGCGGCCACATTCGCAACGGGAACGGCTCTTTGCGGAGCTGCTCAATCATCGCGGGTTCGGAAAGCGTGTAGAGGGTCAGAAAGACGAGCCCGAAGCTGATCGCCAGCGGGTCGGTCAGCCGCTTCGCTATCAGGAACCAGGCCGTCGTGACCGGCTCCAGCGGATCCCATCCCCATAGTGACATGGCTTCGACGCCGCATCGCATCGCGATCCCGGTTGCCCCGACCACGCCAATCAGGCGGAAGATAAAGGCTGGAGCCGGCCACCCGTCGCGCTCCTTGTGTCGGATCATGTCCTTCACCAGCTTGCCGACTAGCATCAGGGCGAGGATCGCCGCCGTCGTCATCCAGGCGAGATTGATGGCGACGAGCCAACCGTGGCCGTCGAAGCTGGGCGGGGCGACCGTCATCGGTCCATTCGCGACCGCCTGGACCGCGAAGCTGTTGTTGCTCATGCTGTGCTCCTGAAGGGCGGGGAGAGACGCGACCCGCACGCCGCAGGTGTCCCGATCCGGGATCATCCAAATCGGCGGTAATTCGTTGGTTATTAACGCGTTGACTAACCTCGGCCGCCCGTTGAGCTTTGCGCGCAGGCGAACAACGATTCGCTGAAACAGGGGTTAAATTATGAAAACCGCCGTTACGGCGCTGCTTGTCGGCGCCTCTTTGCTCGCGTCGGCGCAAGCCAACGCTGCTGAATATCTTCTCTACACGGTCTACGGCACCGGGACGGTGAATGTAGATCGTGGATTCCCCTCAGGGGACCGGACCAACTTCTCTACGACGCGCGACACCGTCTTCCAATTCCTGCTGCCCGCAAGTGCCGCGGGCTCACTCTCGACGAGCAGCGGTTTTTACGATCGCCAGACCAATCAGGTCAGCGTCACGGCATCCTCGACCCAGCTGCTTTTCACGTCTGGACAATCGAGCGAACAGTTCGCGGCCAATGTGCAGTTCGGCGCGCGCGTCTCGATCTGTGGCGATTTCTCAAACGGCTTGCCGGCTCAGAGCTTCGTCGCCGACAGCACCTGCTCCAGTGGTAGTTCGAGCTTCAGCGCGGGAAGCGCTGGGCTCACCACCAGCATCAACTATTCCGGCAACGTAGCCAGGGTGTCGGTCGACCGTATCACGGGCGAAAATCTGCGCGTCGGCCTTATCGCGGTTCCTGACGTGCCCGAGCCCGCCACTTGGGCGATGATGCTCGTCGGCTTTGGCATGATTGCGGCGACGGCGCGCTACCGCCGTCGCTCGACCAAGATAGCCTACGCCTGAGGCTAAGCGGCGCGGTGCATCAGAGCACCGCGTCGCGACCGGCGACGTAACCCTGATAGCGCAGTCCGTTGGTATCCCGGACCCCCACGCGGAGCGACCAGACAATCTCGCCGATGCCTTGGAAGTAGAAGACCCACCCAGCGCAGTTCTGACGGATCATCTTAACCCAGTCGGTTTCGAGCTGCTTCGCCAGCGCCGTCTGCGTGTAGGCGAGCAGCGTGTCAGCGTACTGCTTACCGTTGCCGGGATTGGCTGGGTTGCGATCGACGCTGTAGAACGCGCCGTGCTGCGCCGCCGCCTCGTAGAGCATTGGGCGCTTGCCCGCCGCCAGCACCGCGCGGGTGAAGTTGCGCAAGCGTGTGGCTAGGCTGGGCAGTGAGGCGCGGAAGTTCGCGTCGATTTTTGCCGTGGTGAAGTCAGTCGCGGAATAGTCGACGTTCGAGCCATCCGGCTTCATGCTGTCGAACAGGTAGCCTCCGCAGCCCAGGTGAACGAGCCGGGTCCAGAGGGTCGGCCGCCATGCGCGCATAATGTCGAATCCGCTGACACCGTCCGAGGCGAACGTCATCGCGCAGGGCTCGACACGCGCCGCGAAGCTGCTGCCGAAGACGGTCTGCCAGATGTCGAGCAGCTGGTTGTTCCGGTGACAGTGCATGCGCTCGGCCACCAGTGCGCAATCGCCCTCGGTAAAGGCTACTTCCCAGTTGACGTTATCGGGATTGACGCTCGATCCCGCCGGTCGATTGGTCTTGGCGCGCAGCACCACACATCCCATCCCGCCAACAAGGATCAACCATAGGCTGCCGGCCGCCGCTGCGGGCGAGAGAGTGTTGGTTTCGTTTTGCCCGGTGTAGGCTGGTTTGCGGGGGTCTTGCGGATGGGGGATCAGCCCCACCGTCAAGGCTGGCTGCGCACCGTTCCCGTAGAAGCCTGCGGCAAAGCCGCGGATTGCCAGGTTCTGGTTGCCGCGCATTCCCACGCCGTCGTACATCGCGAACTTGCGGTTCTCGTTGCCGAACTCCGGGACAATCTGGATGCTGGGATCGAGCGTGTCGCGCAGCGTAATGCCAGCTTCCTGCATGCCGGCGTCGGTCAGGTCGACCGGGATGACGAACTGCAACTTGCTGAATGTCGGGCGCACCGCCCTGATCGCGTTGCAGGCCAGCGCGATGTCCTGCGTCGACTCGCCGTCAGGGAAATAGTAGCCGGTCTTGCCCTGATCGCCGTAGATCTGATTGGGCTGGCCGCGAGCCTGCATGTGGTCGCGAACGCTGGTCACGGTTTCCTGGTTACCGCTCTGCAGGTTGAGCGTCCGCATTCCATCAGAGTCGTAGACAGCGACGAACTCGGGGTTGATCGCAGCCGTGACGCCCTGCTTCTTGATGACCGGATTGGCCGGGCAGACGCCGCTCCAGGTGAAGGCACGATAGGCGTCGCCGACGTCAGCGTGGTCGACCACGACCGTGCCAGAGCCGTTGCCCGACACGATCGTTGCTCCGCTGCCGTTGACCGGCGTGATGTTGGAGCCGACTGGCAGGGTATAGACCCAGCGGCCGACGAGTTGCGGGACCGTGAACGAGAAATTGCCGTTGGTGCCGTCGCCCACCGCCGCGTATTTGCCCGCATCTGCGGACATCATAGCGTATCGGTAATAGGTCGTGGTCTGGTCGTTCCAGCCCCAGCGGACCGGCGTCGCCCCAGGGTTGTTGATAACGATGCCGCTGGTGCTCGCGACCTCAGGCGTGTCGTTGTACTTCGCGTACTGGACGTCAATCTGCGTCTCAGCGGCAGTCGCGGTGTAGGTAATATCGCTGCCGCTGACCACCGTCTCGCCGACTATCCATGGCCCGTAGGGGTTGCCGCTGCCGGTCTGGCGGGTGCGGTGCTGCAGCTTCGTCGGCACGATGCCGGTGCTGGTCAGCTTGCTGACGAACGTCGGGCCATCGTTGGCGTCGCGCGTGGTGCTGACGAAGTTCAGCGAGCCGAGCAGCTTTTTGGCCGAGACGTTCGTGACCTTGGCGAGCGCGTCGATGTCGTTCTGGCCGAAGCCACCATGGCCCAGACCCCACAGCTGGCCCAGGATCGTCGGGTCAAGCGCGAAGGTGGTGACGTCGGCCGGCGACCAGCCGGGGATGATCGTCAGCGTCGTGCCGTCAGCAGAAATGCGGAACGTGAAGGTGTGCTCGGCGTCGCGGGTCTGGATGCGCGACGGGCCGCGCCACAGACCGTTGCCGTCTTGGTTCACCGGACCCGACGTCGGCTTGATGTAGTAGGTGGCCTGTCCGTTGACGACCTTGACCATCTCGAACGAAATGTTCGGGTTTGCGCTGTTGTCGAACGTCCTGTCATAGGGATTCATGCCGACAAGGATCGCGATGAAGTTGTTGGCGTCTTTCGAGCCAATGATGGGCACGATGGGAATGCCAGAGCCGCCAGTCGTCTCGCGCGGAATGACAGAGAAGGTGCCCTCGGCGGTCGGCGCGCTGAACCCGCTGTCGAAGGCGGTGAACTTCAGGTCCTGGTAGGAGCCGGTGAAGACAGCGTGATTGTTGCCATCGAGCGTGTACTGGTTGAGGGCGTTCTGACCGAAGACGCCCCAGCCCGGCAGGGTGGTGAGCGGGGTGCCGGACGCGCCGCTGAACGACTTCGAGACGTTCTGGCTCTGGACCTGCGCCGCCTCGATCGTCTGCAGCGTGACGGTCACGGTCTGCGTCGCGGTCGAGCCGTCGGCGAAGGTCACCACCAGCGGCAGGCTCCGCGTCGCCTGGACCGAACCGTCGGTCAGCGCAGCGTCCGCGACCGAGAAGTTCGGGATGGCGCTATTCGGAATATAGACGTTCGAGGCGTTGGCGCCCGACCCGGCCGCGATCGAGGCGATCGGCTTGTTCGCCTCAACCTTGTAGAACTTCCGCGTGTTGCCGGGCTGCGCGTAAGCGTTCGGGCTCGTGATCCCGCCGACGATATCCGGCGTCGCCAGCGTGACCTCGACACTGATCGTGTCGGTGCCATCGGTGAAGGTATAGTCGATCGCGCCTGCGCTGACCGCCGTCGTGCCGCGCACCAGCGGGTAATAGCTGTTCGACCCGCTACCGACGAGGTCGCCGACGACGAACCGGCCGTCGTTCGGGCTCCCGGTCGGCTTCTGATTGGCGCCGAGGAACCGGCCGACCTCGAACCCCGCGCCGGCCGCCGTGGAGCAAGTCAGCGTCCCGGTGATGGTCATCGGCACGTCCGGCGTGGGGCCGGTGCCGGTGCCAGCCTCCAGGGCGGTCACGCGAACGGCAAGCGCCACCTTCTGGGCAGTCAGCGTTGCGACCTGGCCCTTCAGCGACAGGATCGTTTCGTTCACGCTCGGCATCAGTGCGCCTCCAAATCTGCAATGCGGGGTTCGAGATCAGCGAGGTCGTCGCCGAGGGCGGTCAGATTGTTCTGGAAAGAACCGACCAGCAGCGTCATCCCGATCACCTGTGAGACGTCGAGGCTGCTGTCGTCCGGCGTGTTGTCCAGCGTGGCGATGGCGCCGCCGATCTCAAGCGTGGGCAGCACCTCGATCTCGAAGACCCAGGTCGGCCGAATGGTCAGCTTCGTGCTCATTCGGTCACATCCTCCAGGATCTCGATGGTCATCGTGTCGGTGGAGATGCGCTCGCGGCCGCGCTTCAGTTGGATGTCCCAGCGCCAGTCGCCGACCTGCCAGTCGATCGTGTCGGCTGAGAGCTTGAAGGCCGGCTCGTCGTTACGCGTCACCGCCTCGACCGTGATCGGCTGGACGATGTCGCGCCCAAGCCGCGCCTCGCTGGTGACGACGACGCCGAGGGCGACGACATTGACGGCCAGGCCGGTCTTCTCGTCGCGCACGACGAAATAGGCGAGCAGGGTGTCGCCCTGCTTGCGGGTGATATCCGCCACGGCTGTGCTCCTCAGGTGTAGGTGACGGTGATGACGCTGTCGCGCGGGCTGTTGACCGCGCCGGCGAGCACCTCGCGGACGGCAAAGCTTTCGATATATCCGGGCTGCTTGCCGCTGCCGCTCGGGTTCATGACCCTGAGAACCGCAGTCGTGTCGTCGACCTGGTAGCTTGTGCTGCTCGTACCCTGCGCACCGAGCCCGCCGGGAGCCGACAGCGTTGAACCCGCGGTGCGGCTCAGCAGGGCGACGTTGCCGCCTGTTGCGGCGGGCAGCGTCACGCTTCGGTCCAGCGCGCGCAGCACGATCGGCACCGCTGCGCCCGCGCCTGCCAGCGCCATTCCGGGCAGCATCAGCCGATCGCCTTCGTCAGGCCGGTCACCTCGATCCGGTCGGCCGCCTTGACCACGAAGTAGAGGCTGTCACGCGCGCCCGCTGCCGTCGAGAGCGTGACCGTCGATGTGTTTCGCCAGGCGCTGCCGAACGCGAGCTGGCGCCCGCCGGTGCCATCCTGGACGATCTCGATGAACCCCGATTGCCCAGGCTTCGCACGCGACGGATTGCCGAGCGTCCGGTTGCCCCCCAGCGTGACGACGCCGTTGAGCATCGCGCCGAGGTCGATGGCGATCGTCGACTGGTCGGTCAGCACCACCGGTACCGCAGCGTCCCATACCGCCGCGCCGGTCAGCGCCTTGGCAGCAGCGCTGCGGAACTCCGCGGCGGTCGCCGTGCCGAGCAGCGCCGCCGCGCCCAACGATAGGGCGACGCGCATCGCAGCGGCATCGTCGACGCCGATGGTGATCGTGTCGCTGGCGTCGTTGATCGCGAGGCCGAGGCCATCCTCGGCGCGGAGCAGCGCCCCGACCACGTCGCGGACCTGCTCGTCGGTGTAGCCGTCGAATGTTCCGCCGGCAGCAAGCCATTCGGCAAGGGGGCGCTTCTGGCGAGCCATCTGGCGCGCGGGACTGTCGGCCATCAGTGTCTCCGGGGTCAGGCGGTGGGAGCCCGGCCAATGCAGGCCGTCTCGACGTTGCGCAGGCAGTGGCCGGGCGCGGCGCCCAGCAGCTCGAACAGCCCGTCGATCGCCCAGGCGACCGGCGTGGCCCACGGTGCCCCACGCTGCAGCCCGCGGCCGACGTAGCTGGAGATCGTCTCATCCGCTGACGGGCAGGTGTCGGCCAGGCCGAGGAAGAAGAAGGGTCCGACGATCAGCACCTGCGCCAGCTGGTCGATCGAGACGAGGATCTGCATGATCCAGGCGGCGAGGCGCTTCATCATGCCGGCCACCCGCCGGTGATGTCGATCGCCTCAACCGCCGCGGCGCTCGTCGCGGCCTTTACCGCGGCTGCGAGCGCCTCCGCACGCTGCCGAACCGTGTTGATGCGGGCGGCTACTGCGATCCCCACCCCCAGCGTACCTGCGGCGTCGAGCACCTCCACCCGCTCGCCATCGGCCTCGACGAAGGTGAAGGGCTGCTGGAAGTTGGTGGCACCGAAATTGATCGACGTCAGCGCCAGGACGTGCGCCGCGATAATCAGCTCGCGAGAACCGGCGTCGGTCTTGACGCGCCCGCTGGGCGTATCCGCCCCAGCCGACGCCACCACCGCGCTGCGCTGTTCGATGCGCGCCAGCGCCAGCGCCTGCGCCTCCGCCAGCTGCTCGGCCGGGGTTGGCCCGGTATCGCTGTCGTCAGGGAGGTCGACGGCGTCACCGCCATCCTCGAACAGCACGCGCCAGCCGCCATCCCAGGCGAGGACGGTGAGGACCACGCGCGGCGCGGTATGTTCGTCGGGCGCCCAGAAGTCGCCGACCTGAGGCAGGTTCGTCATGCTTCCTCCACGCCGAGCAGGGTGGTGCCGGTCGCGATCGTCATGGCGACCGTGCCGACGTTCTCGATGGCGAAGCGCACCACGTTCGCGGCGCGGCAGACGCCGCTGGTGATGTAGAGGTCAGTCGCCGATGGCTGCCGAGCCGGGAAATAGGCCCGGAACGTCATGCCGATCGTCGCGCCGGGGCAGGGCACGTCGTGAGGGACGGCCTGACCCGGCTGGATGACCTCCTGCTGGTCGGAGACATACTTCGCCAGCACGCCGCGCACCGGCGGTGGCGGGTTGAAGTTACCGGCGCTGGGCGGCGCCCCGTCGGGGAACTGGTTGCCCGTCTTCTCGCTCTTTGGCGAGATGACGCCGACCTCATTCCCCATCGCCGCGAAGGCGGCGAGCCGCTTGTTAGGATCGCTGACGCGGTTGTCGTTGACGCGCAGTTCGACGTCGCCCTTGCGGCCGATGATGGCGACGCTGGCGCCGACCGATCGCAGGCCGCAGTCCACCAGCTCGTTGCGGCTGAACGAGCAGTCGATGGTGGTGTCGTCGTGGAGCAGCGTCGCGCCCGTCTCCAGGCCGCCGCGGAGCCAGCGGTTTTCGTCGATCGTCACGCGCCGGCTTGCATAGCCTTCGAGATTGCCGAGCAGGATGGCGTCGACTTCCTCATGCTGGTTGCCGCGATATTCGACCCCACACGCTCCGCGCAGTCGCATGGGCTTGCTGACCTTACGCAGGTGATTGTGAAGGATCTGGATGTTGTGGTCGTTCGCCTGGCCCGCGATCGTCGCCGGGGTGACGCCGCCGTTGACGTCAAAGCCGAGCACGCCCTCCTCGATCGTGTTGCCCTGCATCAGAATATCGAGGCGGCCGGCATAGTGGTCGGGCGGCCCGAGGTTCCCGGTCATCGCAGCGCCGGTGAAGTCGCGGAAGGCGTTGAACAGTAGCTTGATCGTGTTCGCCTGGTCTGCGCCAGTGTTGCGCAGAGGCTCGATGTCGATCGGCCCCGGCATTCCGGGCAGCGTCATGCGCATGAAGGTCGAATATGCGACCCACATACGAGCGATGCTTTCCGCCGAGATCGCGTTGCGGTTCTGCTTCAGAATGCCGTCGAATAGCGATGACATGACCCGAAGGTCGAAATTCTGGGCAACATCGGTGGGCTTGAAGCCGTGCGATACATAGAGTGCGTCGCCCTGCCAGCCGAAGAAGCCGCATAGCTCGAATGTCAGGCCGGTGACGCCGGCAAAGGCGCAGAGATGATTGTTCTCGACGAACCCGTTCGTCTCCACGGAGCCGTAAAAGCCCACCCGGCGCGCGCCGATATCGGCGAGGTTGTCGTTCGGATCACCCGACCGGCTGTTGCCCATCAGGATATAGCCCTTGCCCCGGTTGTAGATCCGGGTGCTGCGCGGACCATCGCCTTCCAGGAACGTGCCGCTTCGCACGTTGCCCGGCGACGAGTTGAGCAGATCGAAGTCGTTGGGGCCGCCGGTAGCGACCTCCGGGTTCGTCCAGGCACCGCAGTCGAGATAATAGTCGCCGCTCTTGTCGAGCCCCCCGAAGCGCGTGCCAGGCAGCAATAGCCGCCGGTACCCGTCGCTCATCAGCGAGGCGAGCGCGTTGTTGTGGTCGGGGTCATTGCGCTGCCAGGCATCGTCGAGCGCGATCTGTTCGCTCATCTTCTGACGCGCGCTCTTGCCGATGCTGAACATGAAGCGGTCGAGCGCCGTGCTGGGGTCAGGGCCGACCAGCTTGAAGCTGTGCACGGTGAAGATGTCGCCGGCGTCAGCGCCCGAGGTCAGCACGATTGGTGCGACCCCGCCGGGAGCGGTAAAATCGATCAACCCCAGCTCTTCACCGTTCAGCTCGATAACTGCCGCATCGGTGTAGCTGAACGCGTACTTCGGATCGGAGAAGTCGCCTTCAGCAGGGAAGCGCGTCTGCCCCTGGGTCGCGGTGATGTCGACGCGATCGGGCGTCGCGGCGTCGCGGCCCGCCGGCCCCGCTGCGCCCGACACCGTTACCTCGACGATGCTGGTGCCGATCTGGAACTGCGCGCTGCCGCCGAAGTTCGGCCGCTGCTGCGGCACCCCCGGCAGTCCGCCGGGATCGCTCGCGCCGTCGGCGCCGCTCACCGCCGCCAGCGCCCAGAACTCGCCTTCGAGCCACACCGACCGGTCGCCGCCGACCGGCGTCACCTGAAGATCGTAGGCGAGAACGACGTCGTCGCCCTGCTCGCCGAAATAGGGGAGCGCCGCCATCGTCGCCTCGGCGACGCGGATGGCGATCGTCGTGCGGAAGCTGCGGCCACGCTCCTCGCTGCGCAGGACGATGATGCCCTCCGCTTCGGGATCGCCAACGGTCCGAAGGTCGACCAGCGGCGCGCCGGGCGCGTTCGGCGTCTCGCGTACCTGCAACCGGAAGGCCGCGGCGCTCAGATCGTGCGGCGCCGTCAGCATGATCGTGCGCGACAGCGGCTGGAAGCGCCGGCCCCCGAGGGGCAGGCGGGCGACTTGATCCATGCGGGAAAGCCTTCCGGTTACGGCTGCTGTTGCAGCTGGTCGACGTCAGCGCGCAGCTGCTCGAGGAACGTGCGGTCGTAGCCGTCGATCGAGCCGGCCTGCCCGGCATAGTCGGCGGTGCCCGCCTCGGCCGCGTATTCGACCTCGGTATAGGGCGGATAGTAGACGGGGATGCTGAGGTCGGGCGTCGGCGGTGCCTTGCCGGTTTGGCCGAGGGCGAACTCGTGCTTGCCCGGCGTCTCCGAGCGGCAGGTCAGGGTCACTCCCATCGTCGCCGCGTCGATCTCGCGCCCGCGGACGATGACGTTGCGCCCGACGAGCGCGGCCTCGGGGATCTCGATCGTCAGGCAGTCGCCGGGGCGGTAGCCGAGCGCATAGACCTTGCAGGGCAGCGTGATGCCGTCGAGCTCGCGCATGTTGAGCAGGTGGTAGAGCGCGAGCTGCGCGCCCTGGTCGACCTGCTGCACCAGCGGCAGCTCAATTTCAGTCGGCCGGCTCCCGCCGTCCGCGGCGACATAGTCCGGCACCGCCACCGCATCGAGCGGCTGGACCTCCCAGCCGTGGGTTTCGAGGCGGACACGGGCGATGATGGTGTTGCGACGCGAGCGGCGCGGCGCCGACGATGGCACGTCGATATCGCCGGTGATGTCGGCCGTCGTGATCGTCCCGATCGACACGCGCGGGGCATTGAAGGTGCAGGAGAGCAGCGCGTTGACCGGCATGACCTCGCCGCCGCCGGCCTGTGCGATCATCTTCAGCACGTCCCAGCTATTGTCGTCGGTCGTGAAGACCTGGCCACCGACCTTCCACTGGTTGGCGTCGCAGACGTTCGCCCATTCGGTGAAGGGCGCGAGATCGATGCCGACGACGTCCAGGCCGCCGCCGGCGATCAGCACGCCGTTCTGATAGCGGCCATAGGCCCAGGTCACCGCATGGCAGGCGGGGTTCTCGCTATAGACGTAGGTCGCCTCGTCGCCGAGCCGGCAGGCACCGCTCCCGCCCGGGACCGACGAGTCGAGCCGCATGTCGTAAGCGAGCATCCCCTCCACCACACGGGCGCGCTGCGGCACGCCGTTCGGGAAGACGTTGTTCTTCTGCGCCTTGTCGAACTTCAGCGTCCACAGGTCGGCTGCGAGCCCCGACAGCTTGGAGGCGGACGTCCAACCGGCGAACGCGCCTTGCGGGCCCGCCAGCGCCCGCGGCTCCGGGCACGCGCCCAGCTGGGTGTCGAGCCACATGAATCCGGCATAGGTGCCGGTCGCCCCGCTGCCAGCGAACGTTACCGGCGCCTTGTCGATCAGGAGCGGACCGACACTTTTCACCGGGCCGAGGCTGAGCGCGGTGACCCAGCTCTCGAACATGTTCTTCGTGCCGTAATACTGACGATGGACGACCCGACCGCCAGCGAGGGTGCGGCCTAGAACGATGGGGATCCCGCTATCTTTGTCGATCGTGAACTTGGTCGGGTTGCCGGCAGCTGTCCCCTTCGGTGCAGTTGCCCCCGCCGCGACCGTCAGGGCGAGAGCCCCAAGGCTGGCTAAGGTGCCTATGGTGGTGAAGGTCGCTGCAGTCGCCACACCAGCGATGACGCCCCCGCTCGCGGCAGCAGCTCCGAGAAGCCCTGCGCCTGCTGCAGCGCCAACACCAGTCGCGATCAGCGCGGCGGCGCCCACGACCAGAGCAGCCGTTTTCAACGCCTTCGACATGAGGCATCGTCCTTTCGACCACATCGGAGAGACGTCGTGATTCTGCTGTTGCTGCTCACCGCCGCTGCGGGAGGCCAAGTCGACAAATTCGAAAGCAGGAAGCCGGTCGCAGACTACGTGACCAGCCGAAAGCTGGAAGACGTCGAGCGATGCCTGATACGGTTCGGATCGCCGCCTCAGGTCTACCGTCAGCCCGATCTACCCGACGATGCCATCATAGTCTGGCCAGCCAGTGGGATCCCCGTCGGCAACGCCGCGGCCCGGGTGGACCTTCATCGCGAAACGGCGGCGACGACAAGGATCAGGAGTTGGTTCGGCGCCAAGGTGGTTACCGACTGCGCCCCGCGGGGGAGTTAACAGCGCCACGCCGCGAGGTAGACGAGGGGCTGCAGGATCTCCGCTCGATCGCTATCCTCGTGCCACCCCAGCACACGTCCGTTGCCCACCGCGACCGTCAGCGCGCCGCCGAAAGGACCCTCCCCGGGCAGCATGATGATATCGGCGACGAGCGCTGCCGCGGGCGTGATCCTCGACAGGCCCATCCCATCAAGGACCTGGTCGAGCGACGAGTGACCGAGCCGCTGAATAGCGCGAGATGCACCAAGGGCTGTGCTGTAGCTCCCTGCGCGCGCCAACGGCGAGGCGTGCCCCATCGCGCGCAGCACCATCGCCGCCAATCGCCCGCAATCATTCCGTCCGAAGGCGAGAGGCTGGCCCTTGAAGCGGTCGACGGCGGCCTGAGCGGCCTGCTGGCGCCGGATCATCTCGATCATAGCTGAGCCTGGATCCGATCGAGGAAGGCGGCGCGCAGCGTTCCCGACGGGACGGACGCGACATTCGACGGCGGCTTCTCCACGCCCCAATAACTCGTCTTCTCGATCCCGCTCATATTTGCGAGCCCCGTCTCACCAGGCCAGACCATCTGGTGCCAGGAATCGGACAGTCGAGCGCCAATCTCCTGGTCGTGAAACACCTCGAGCGCCGACACGCACCGCCATTCGATGACGCGGCTGCCGGCCCCGACGCGGAGGCGGGCATAGTCCAGCTCGCCGGCGAAGACCTGAAGCGGCTCGGGCAGCAGCTGCCCCGTCGCCCGATCGACGACGGCCAGCCACCCCGACACCCGGCCACCCTGCGCCGTCGAACTCGCCAGCGTCGCCGCGGTGACGTCGCTGGGCGGCGCGAAGGTCAGCAGCCACTCGGGCGCTTCATCGGCGACGCCGTCCTGGAGGTTGCCCGCGGCGACCAGCGCACCGAAGCGCTGGTCGAGGCCGACGAAGACCTTCTCGCCCCACGCGATCTCGCCGGAGCCCACGAGGTGGCGCACCGTATAACCGGGCAGCTCAACCTCGACGAGCGGCGCGATCGGCGACAGCCCCTGCCGCAAGGCGGCGCTCATCGCCGGCGTCAGCCGGAAGGTCACGCCCGCTCCTCGATCGAGAAGGTGAAGGGGTCGATGCGGTTGCGCACCCACTTCGCGCCCTTGCCGTCGAATCCGAGCAGCCGCCCCTCGATGAAGGGGCGGTCAATCGCGACGGCCTCATCGTCGGCGGTAAGGAAACGCAGCATCGGCCAGAGGGGCAGGGCCGCGGTGCCGTCAGCACCGACGCGAACGTCGGCGGTGACCATGTGCAGGTATCCCTTCCCGCCGTGAACGATGGTCAGGTATTTTCGGGTCACGATCACCGCGCCCTTCCGAGCGCCGCGAATGCGCAGGGTTGAGCCAGCCTGGCCGCCGCCCGCCACGCGCACCGTCGGACCTGCCGACGACGGGCGGGGCAAATCTGGCTCGTGGACGACCATACGCGCATCCAGTGCCGCGGCAACGGTCAGCGCCGCGATGAGCGCTCGCCCCTGAGCGTCCTGCCGCAGCTGAGCCGTCTCAACGTCGATCGCGAACCGGTCACCCATGCGCGGAATGGCAAGGTCAGGTCCGCCAAGCGCACCCTCCTGCGTGCCGGTGAACAGCCGCTGGCGTATCGCGGCGCTGGCGATGCGCGCCCACGGGATCTCGACGCTCATCAGAAGCGGCCTAGGCGGCGCTTGCCCGCCGCTCGCCGCTCGGCCTCCGCAATGGATGCGCCGCCGGCGGCGCCGCGCGCCGCGCTGCTGCTCGCGAGCGAGTTCATCTGGGCGAGCAGATCCTGCGTCACGACCGCTCCGCGCAGATCGAAGCTGAAGACGGGCGCGGAGCGCTCGGCGTTGTCGTTCCCGGCGAGCAGCCGTCGCGTCTCAGCCGCTGGCGTGATCTTCGAGCCCATCGGCAGGCTGACCAGCTCGGGACCGTTCTCGGCAATCCAGGTGGCGCCGCCGCTGAAGTGCTCGGTGCCCGAGGCGTTCTTTGCCGGCGCCTTGCCGCCGCTGAGCAGGTTCGCCAACTGGGGAAGCGACGACGACACCTTGCTGACCGTCCACTTCGCCAGCAGCTCGGTGATGACGTTCAGCCCCATCTGCTGGAACCGCGACCAGATCGACGACACGCCGCCGGTCATCAGATCCTTGTAGAGGTCGGCCACCGTGCGGACGCCGTTCTCCTGGATCTGCTGTCGACGCTGCTGCTCGTTGTTCCAGTCCTCGCGGCGCCCACGATCGCCGTCGCGAACCATATCGCCGAGCGGGTCGCCAGTGATGCCGAACATCGTGCGGAACTTCTCGCCCTGCGCCTTCTCGCGTCGATCGTTCTCGTCGATGATGCCGCGGAAGGTGTAATCGTCGCCCTGCGCCTTGGTCAGCTTGCCGGCGGCGACCAGCTTGCTGATCTTGTCGAGCGACGCCGCATAGTCGTTCGCCGCCGCGCGGGCTGGGTCGAAACGGCGCGTCACCGCCTCCAAGTCGTTCTGCAATTCGCGCTGTGCCGCCGCTGCGTCTCGCGTCGCCTTGCCGTGCTCCCGCGCCGCGTCGCGCGCGCCGTTGACCGCGCGCTCCGCCTCCCCGACCCGAGCCGAATATTCGGCCTGGGTGATCGAGCCCGCCTTCAGCTCGGCCCGAGCCGTCGCGCGAACCTTGGCGAGATTGGCTTGCGCGCGCTGAAGATCGGTCGTCGCGGCAATGCCCTTGGCGTCAGCATCAGCGAGCGCCGTCGATGCCGACTTGCTTTGCCGTGCGGCTTCGGTGTCGCGGTTGCGGGTGACGGTCAGCTTGCGCAGTTCCGCGTCGTATGCAGCTGGGCTGAGCCGCCCGCTGTCATACCGCTTGTTCAGGTCGTCGACGGCTCGCTCGTAACGACCTGTTGCCGCCGCCGTCTTGTCGAAAGCCTCCGCCACCCGCCGCTGCATCGCCGGGATTTCCGCTTGGCGGAAGGTAACTTGGGCCTTGGCAAGAGACTGCTCCTGCGCCTTCAGCTGGGCGTCGAGCGTCTTGATCCGGCGCTCGATGGTGGCACCCACTGCGCCGCTGACGCTGATGCCGCCGTCGGACGCCGTGTCGTCCATCCGCGCGTCCTGCTCGGCGAGGCTGGCGCGCGCCGACCGCAGTTTCTCGATCGTTGCCGCCCGGGCGTCCAGCGCTTGCTGGCGGAGGGCGGCGGCGGTGCGAAGCGTTTCGGCCTGAGCGTCCTGCTCGCTTCGCGTCTGGCGCTTCGTGGCCTCGTTGAGATCGTTGATGGACTCGGTGAGCGACTTGACCGCCACTTTCTTCTGGTCGGCAGCGTCGCCCGACTTGAGGAAGTGATCCGTCAACGCGCCGAGCAGAAGCAGGCCGCCGGTGATCGCGAGGCCCCACGGGCCGGTAAGAAAACCAGCAACGGCGCCGAGCTTGCCCTCCAAGTGCACCATCTGGCCGGCTGCCTGACCGCCCTGGATCGCCAGCACGCTCAGCGGGTTGGCGCCCATGCTCAGCTGCGTAAACGCGTCCTGCGCCTGAAACGACAGCCCCTGCATCGCCGCGCGGTGGGCGCCGCTTGCACTGGCCGCGCGACCCTGCGCGCCCGTCACCCGATCCAGCTCGGCCTGTTCGACCTTCAGCTTGGCGCAGTACTGATCGAGCGAAATGGCACCGGCGCTGACGAGCGACCGCGCCTCGCCAATCTCGCGATTGAAACGCTGCTGAGCGGCGAAGGCGGGATCGATCGCAGCGACGAGGGCGCGGGTGCGGCTTTCCAGCCGCTCCTGCTCGGCGAATAGCTCGCGAAACGCTGCGGCGGACTGCCGCGCGGTGCCCTCGTACTGGCCGAAGCCGGTGCCGTTCGCATCGTTGATGCGCATCTGCACCGACGTCTGCGGCGTGATCGCGGCAATCTTCGCCGCGGCGTTCGCCTGGCGGCGCATGGCCGCCTCGACTTCCTCGCCGGCGCGCTCGTACGAGGCCGCGAGCCGCCGCGCCGATGCGTCACCAGATGCGGCGATGTCGTCGAACGAGCGGGTGACGTCAGCCTTGCCGGTCGTGCCCAGGCGGATGGAAACGGAGCGCTCGGCCATCGTCACTCCTCCCCATCAGGCTCGTCGATCAGGTTGGCGAGGATCGCGTCCTCGGCGATGGGCAGGACCTCGGCGAGCAGCCGCTGGTCGACCCCCGAGGCCGCGCCGACGTTCATCACCGCGCCGAAGTCGAGCGCGAAGGGGACGCCGGCGCCGCCGATCCTCAGCTGGCGTTCGCAGTCCGTGAGGACGCGCCAGACCTCTTCTTCTTCGTCGGTTTCCGCCGCGTGGAGGGCGTAGGGGCACTCGGCGCATCGGCCGCCCGCGCCTGCCGCGCAGGAGAGGCGGCAGTAGTTGCTGCCCCCGTCTCCGCCGGACCAGTGCCATTTGGCGAGGGCGGCGAGTCTTTTCCCGGCGCGGCGCGCTCGCGTTCGCGGGTGACGAACGGGATGACATACGCCTGGTCGAATGCGTCGAAGGTGATCGGATCGGCGAAGAGCATCGCCTTCGTCTCGTCCGTGCAATCCAGCGGCGCGCCGGGCCCTTCGTCGTCGGCATCCGCCATCTGGCAGACGTCGCGCCAGTCCTTCACGCCCTCCATGAGCAGCGCATGGCTCAGCGCGTCGCCGAGATCCTCGATCTGCTCTTCCACCGAGGCAAGGTCGGCGCCGTCGCCGGCATCCTCTGCCTGCCGGCCGAGCGCGAGGAGTGCCGCCTTGCGGGCGCGGCGCATCATACCGCGGTCGATCGGCGCGAACAGCACGCTCGCGCCGAGAACCGGCTTCCACTCAGGCCCAGCCGGGGCCGCGCGCGCGACAAGCATCAGGCGTAGCTCGCAACGTCGTTGAGCAGGGTGACAACCACCGACTTGCCGCTCGATGCGACCGCCGCCTGCCAGTTAAAGACGGCCTGGATGCCGTTCGGGCCGGTGATCGGGCGCTTGGGACGCGGCAGGAAGACGCGGCCGACGAGGAAGACCAGCTCGAACGCGCCGAACTTCCACCCGAACGCCAGCTCGACAGGCTGGGGCGGGCTGGCGGACGCCGCGGCAAGCAGCGCCGTATCCTTGAACCGCACCGTCACCGAGCCGGACATGCCAGCCATGCCTGGGTCGCTATCCTCGATCCGACCATCCGCCTGGATCGTCTCCACCTTCTCGAGGTTGTTCGAATACGCGAAGTCGGCGCCGACAACGCTGCCGAGCACCTGGCCGCCCTTCTTCACGTAGCCGGTGGCTTGCGGAAAGCGCGTCACGGCGAGCGCGCCGGGGTTGACGGCGCCGACGGTCGCGGCGACAGGGTCGGTTTCGCCGATGCAGACCAGGCTGCAGGTCGCGTTGAGCAGACCCGACCGCGACATGGCGATCCGCAGCTGGTTGCCGCGCGCGCCGCGATGGACCGAATAGGCCGGCACCTCGGGCGCGCCCACCTCGATCGACATAGACGGCAGCACCGCGGCGCCCGATCCGAAGACGTGCGTGTAGGCGCCGTTCGAACCGGTCGTCTGCGGCGCGCCGAAGAACAGGCTGAGCCAGCGGGCGAAGTTGCGGACGTCGACCGGCACGACGATGTCGCCGTCGTTGGTCGCGACGTCGGGCGTCGGATCCTGCATCTCGCGGCCGAGGCCGAGCAGGTCACTCGGGAGCAGCGGGCGCTCTTCGCCGAGCTGGTGGCTGACCAGCGGCACGGTGAACCAGTTGTCCGAGGATCCCGGCACCGTACCGGGCGTGCTCTCGAATGCCGCGACGACGCGGGCATTGGAGCCGCGGGCGCGCGTGGTGGGCGTCAGAGCCATGAAGGCGTCTCCTCAGGTAAGCGGGTTCGGCGTCGAGTAGGATGCGACGATGAGCAGGTCGGCGCCGCGCGGGACGGCTGCGCCGTCGGTGTAGATGTCGTCGGTGCCGGGCGCGGTGGGCTCCAGCCAGTCACAGAGGCCGCCGAGCGTCCGGTCCGCCTCGATTGCGGTGCCGATCGCCTCCATCATGGCGTCGAGCACCTCCTCGGCGCTGCGCGATGACGTCTTGTAGCCGATGATCTCGATCGGGATCGGATGGCGATAGTTGTAGGCCAGCGGGCTCAGGTCGACCTCGGCATCTCCGGGGTCACCACTGCGCACGACGACGCGTCCACCATCCTTCACGCGGGCGGGCGCAGCATCGTCGCCGTTCAAGCCGACGACGTCCGCGCCAGGGAGCGCCGCCTTGACCATCGCCCTTACCGCGGCGAGGACATCGAGACGCTTGCTCATGGAGCCTCCACTCGCTGGGCGAATGATGCCTCGAACCGGCTGGTCCACTTCGCCGCGACCGCATCGAGGTCAAGAAGCTTGGGCAGGCGGACCGCGGGCACCATGACGAACATCAGCACGGGCTTCTCGGCGCGACCCTGCGCGAGCCGACCCTTGGTTGACGGCTTGAACGACTTGCGGTTGCGCGACTGGACGGCGTTGACGAAGGCGTAGACCCGGCCGTTGGGCCCGCGCTTGAAGAACAGGTCCTGGTTGAAGGCCAGCTGGACCTCTTCCGGCGTCATCTGCTTGCGAGCGCCGCGTGCGCGTGTCTGTGGCACGTTGTTCGTCGGGATAGCGAGGAAGCGGCGACCGGCCAGCGGGCGGATCGTGGCGCCGCGCGAGAACGCATCGACGATGTCGGGCGCATTCGAATAGATGTATCCGGCGGGGTTCACGCTGCGCCGCGACTGCGGGTAGACGTTGCCTCGCCAGGTGTTCGCGAGCCGCTGCCCCAATCCCGACGAGGTGATCTGGTCGCGAAGCTCCTGCTTGGCGAGCGGCATCGTCTCGCGCATCGCCTCGGTCGCGGCGCCGGCGATCTCGCCTTCGAAATTGCTCAGCGCCAGCTTCAATCCGTCGAACGACGCCTTGATCTTCACGGCTCGACCGGCTCGCAGCTGGTCTGCCAGGTCAGTTCTTCGACGTCCGAAAGCGGGTCGGCATTCACTCGGAATAGGCGCTCGCCAAGGGCGAAGATGTCATCGACTGCGGGTTCGGGAACGTCGCTCATACGGACGTCGATCGTATTCGTATCCGCGATCACCTGACCCTGACCGAAGCCGATTGCCTGGTCGGGGCGGCTGCGGATGACGCGCACGCCCGGCTTGACCGGATCGCCGTTGGCGGGGCGGTATTCTGCAGCTTCGGAGCCCGGGCCGTTGAAGATGGCGTCGAGCGCCATTGCGAAGGGGTCCATGGGTCAGCGCTCGAGCGCGCGGCGCGCCCGGATGGCGGCGACGGTGTCGGCCTTAACCGCGTTCGGCCCGATATCGACCCGCTCAGCCTGAGCAACCGCACGCACCTCGTCGATGGTGCGGGTATCCAGATCGTCGGGTTGTGCCAAACCGACGCGAATGAGCCGCTTTGCGTCCGCGCGAGAGACCATCTGCGGCCCCTCGGAGGGAAACCGCGTGACGCCACGGATCGGCGCGGCGCCAATCAACACGATGTTCGGCATTGATCCTCTCCCATTTGCCAGCGGGACGGACGAAGCGCCCCGCTGGCTGTCGAGGATGGCGTGGGCCTCAGTCCTTCAGGACTTCGACCAGATCGACGGCGCCGGTCTCGATCAGGCGATCGAGAGCCTTGCTGTCGAGCTTGTGCGCCTTCGCCACATCGTCGGTGATGAGCGTGCCGGCGAGGATCTTGCTGTCGTCATCCTTGCCGGTTTGCAGCTCGTGCACCGCACGGTGCATTTCGACCGTCTTCGGGCCGCTCTTCGCGCCCGACTTGGCAGCGGCCGCCTTATCGGCAGCGGCCTTGTCCACGGCAGCCTTGTCCGCGGCCGCCTTCTTTTCTTCTTCAGTCATGCTCGGGGTCCTTCCCAGGATTGGCCATCAGCCCGCCGCGCCGGGCGGCGGGGTGGGGATCAGGCGACGGTGATGCAGGCGGTGGCGTTCGGGCGCTTCGGCACGAAGATCGGCGCCGACTGCGTCATCAGATACTCGCCAGCCGGGTTCTCCTCGATCCAGTTCTTCGAGAAGAGGCGCGTGGCGCCGTAGTTGTTGCGCGGGTCGAGGATGGCGCCGTAGCAGGGCGTCCCCTCATAGGCGCCAGGCGCACCGATGATGACGGTGTACTGCGGCAGCAGCTTCTTGGTGGTGCCGTCCACGTCTTCATAGGTGTCGTTGTAGACGTACAGCTCGACGGTCCCGATACGGCCCATAAACACCGGCGAGCCGGGCAGGCCCGGCTTGTAGCCGAGGTCGACCGCGCTTGTGTTGCCCTGATAGGTGGTGTCGAGCTTGTCCTTCAGGTTCGGGTCCGCCTTGAAGAACTTCCACGCGTCCTTCTCGAACACGACGTGGCTCGGCGCGGCGCCGCATTCCTCGGCAACTTCCTGGATCCAGCCCTCGAGGTCGTTGACCGGCGAAACGCCCGCCTGGCCCCAACGCGCCGCGCCCGTCAGCGTCTTGGTCAGCGACCCCTTGCGGCCGAAGCTGACGACGGCGCGGGGATACTCGACACCCTCGATGACCACACCGCCAGTGCGGATGATTTCGGAAGCCATCACCTCCTCGCGGCGCTCGATCTTCGTCTTGTGCGCCTGCAGCTTGTCGAGGAAGTACAGGTCACGGCGCTGGCCGAGGCTCAGCTCGCCGCCGATCGGCTCACCGGGGCGTCGACGCGTGATCTTGTGCGCGTCGATGCGGTCCAGCGGCTTGATATAGCCGGGCGCGAACCGATCCGTCTGGAAAGGGCGGTCCTGGCTGGGCGTGCCCTTCGCGTAGGGGCTGACCCACGGCGCGATCCGCTTGTCGTCGAACACGCGGTCGAACATGACCTCGGGCGTGTCGAACTCGATTGGCGTCGCGCCGAAGAACAGGGTGCGCAGGAAATTGCCCTGCACGGTGAGCGGGGTGATGATGCCCAGGAGGGCGGTCGTCGAATAGAGGAGCGGGTCCATGGCCGGCCTTTCCGAATGAGGAAGGGCGGCCCGACCGACCGTCGGACCGCCGTCTATGATGGGAGAGAGACGGCGTCAGCCGTCGAAGGTGATGCCCTTGTCGCGCAGACCAGCGCGGATGCTGGCGAGCGTGTGACCGGCGCCGAGCACCAGCGCGGAGCCGATGAGGTCACCGGTTTCGATCGCCATGGCCTCCACATCGCCGGCGGTGGCGTCGACGGTATAGGAGAGGACATAAGCCGGCGTCTGACTGCCGTCGCCAGCTGCGGCGACCGACGTGGTTGCCTTGCTGTTGGCGGTGATGACGCCGAGAACGGTGCCGATCGGGTAGACCGCGCCGGCGAGCAGCGTGACCTTCTTCGTGTTGGGTGCGCCCGACCGAATGATCTCGACCGGAGCGGTCGAGGTGGTCGAGGCGTAGAGAGCGCGAGCGTACATGGCGCTGATTCCTTTGCTGAGACGCGGCCCTCAGGGCCGCAGATGCGCGCGGCGGGCCTCAGCCTGCCGGCTTGAGGTGGGCCACCGACCGGTGTCCCAGCGACGCGGCGAGCGCGAGGATGCCGGTGGCCTGCTCTGCGCCGGTCACCGTCTTGCCGGTACCAGCCTTCGCATCCTTGCCCGTCTCCGGCAGCTGATCGGGCTGGACGGCCCCCGCGCGGAGGTCGCCCATCGTGGCGCCGCGGGTCTTAGCCGCGGTCGCAAGGCCGATGGCGAACGCACCGGCGTCCTGTCCGCCCTCGATCGCGGCACGCAGCGAGGCCGACATGATTGTCTCGGGGCAAAGGTCGGTCAGCGCGAGAACGCGCGTGCGCTCGGCGGTGGTCGCCTCGGTGTTGGCGCCGGCGCCGGCGGCAGCATCGACCGCGGTGACGGCGATATCGCCGAAGCCGCCCGCGGCAAGTGCCGTTGCGAGGGCCGTGGCATTGGCGGACGTGCCGACGATCGTCATGCTCGTGATGCCGGCGAGGACCTGGCTGGCCGCCGCCGACGCGTTGTCGGGTTCACCCGGCATTGCAGTCTCCATAGATGCGCGGTTGCCCGACGTTCGGGGCCGCTTGGGATTGGCCTGGCGGCCGTTCACGGCCGCGAGGAATTCGGCTTGCGAATCCCTCCAGCTCATGACCTTGTCGACGAGGCCGGCCTTGACGGCGTCCTCGCCCTGAAACACGCGCGCCTCGGTCGCGCGGACAGCGTCTTCGCTCATCCCCCGGGCGGTCGCCACGTGAGCGACGAACCGCGAATATGAGTGGTCGATCCGCGCCTGGATCTCGGCGCGGACGTCGTCGGGAAGCGCTTCAAACGGGTTGCCGTCGGCCTTATGCGCGCCGGCATGGATGAGGGTGACCTTGACACCCTCCTGCTCGAGCTGCGCGGAGAAGTCGGCGTGCATGCAGATCACGCCCACCGAGCCCGCGAAGCCTAGGTCCTGGACAGTGATCTCGTCGCAGCAGGCCGCGATCGCATACGCCGCCGATGCCCCGACACCGCGGATGATGGCGCGCGTCGGCTTCTTGCCGCGGTCTGCCATCATCACGGCGACCAGCTCCATGAGATCGTCGACCTCACCGCCCGGGCTGTTGATGTCGACTGCGATCCCGCGGACGTTGGTGTCGCGCTGCGCGAAGCCCCACGCGGCCATGACGGCATCGTAGCCGGTGAAGCCCGACGAGGGACTGACCCCGCCGCCGTTCTCCGCAACAAGTTCGCCGCGGACATCAATGTGGGCGACGCCATCCTGCACCAGCAGCACGTCGGTGGCGTTGAGGTCCGGCCGGCGACCATCGGCGTTCTGCCGCGCCTCGATCTGGAGCCTTTCGGTCGCGGCGCGCTGCTGAAGCTCGCCGATGCCAACCTGATCACCGCCCGCGTGCAGGAGCAGCTGACTGACATCGAACCTCGGGCCGACGACGCCGAGCACGATAGCGGCGGTCGAGGGCAGCACGGCAAGCGGCGTGTTGAAGAGCCGACGCGTGATCCCCGCGCGGCTGAAAGAGCGCATGCTCATTCCTTGTCGTCCTTCTTGTCGGCGCCGGGATCATCCGGCTGCGGCTTTGCGCCGCTTGCTGGCGTGCCTGGCGACACCGCGACGGGCAGCCCCTCAGACACCCACGCGCGGTGCTCACGCCCGCGCCGGCGGATGTTCTCGCGGTAGCTGCCGCCGGTCAGTTCGGCGGTGATCTCCTCGCCGGTCTGCCAGCCATTATCCTGGCGGATCTTGTACCCGTTGGCCTCCTGCGCCGGGTTCAGCGTGATCTTCCCGTCGCCGCGCCAGTCGACACCGGTCCAGGCGGCTCGCACGGCCGGATCACGGAAGAAGCCGGGCATGACATAGTCGCCCCGTGCGACCTTCTCGGCGATGAAGCAGACGAATGTCGGCGCGCACCAGTCGCCGCCAAACCACGCACGCTCTGCGCGAACTTCGAGGTAGAGCGCCTCGAGCTCCGCCTTGCTGGCGGTGTAGCTGGAGTTGAACATGAGCATGAGGACGCCGGCGGGAATGCCCGTCGCCGCGCCGATCTGCCGCACAACCGCCTGGAAAAACGGGTCGAAGGCCGAATTTGGCCGGCCGGGCGATTTAATGTCGACCTCGGCTTCGCTGTCGATCTCCATGACCGAGCCGCTTTCGAACCGGTATTGGTTCGCCGGCGGAGGTATGTCGTAGGCGACGGCAGCTTCGTCGCCGCTGGCGACGCCCGTTTCGTCGCCATAATCAGGCTCGGGCATCGGTGTCGCGCCTGGGGATTTATAAACCACGGCGATCATCGCCGACATGACGGCTGCGAAGAGTTCGGCGTCGCTCAGATCCGACACCATCTTCAGCGGCTCGAGCACCGTGGCGAGCATGCCAACGCCGCGGACCTGCTCCGGCCGTTCCTTCTTGTAGACGTGAACGACGCGCGGAAGGTCGAGCGCCCGGTCCCAGGCTTCGATGCGCTCAGGCTCCTGGTTCGCTGCGGCGTTCACCTGCAGGTCGCCAGGATGCTGGCGCAAAATGTGATAGGCCACCGGGGCGTCGAAGGCATCCAGCTCGACGCCACCGATAATGCGGTTGCCGGTCCGCGCATCGACCGCCCCATCTTGGACCTGTCGAGGATTGCGAAGCCGATCGGCCTCCACCAGCTTCCATGCCGTCTCAATCACTCGGCCGGGCTGGCTGGTCGGCATGACCCGGAGCGCAAGAATGTCTCCGGAAGTCATCGCCCCGCGCTCGATGATCGACTGCACGCCGTATCCCGTCGCCTGCCGCGCGGCGTCGACGTCCTTCGACGCCATATAAGCGTCGTAGTCGGAGGCGATCCGCTGCTCCCACTCCTCCTGCTCGTCGTCGGACAGACCCAGCGCCGCTCCGTTGACGGCCGGGATCGCCATGAGGCCGGTGCCGATGACGAACGTCGTCTTGCGGTTGATCGCCGCGGTGGCGATCGGCTGATTCATCGCTGCGTCGCGCTGCTCGGCGCGAAGCCGCTCGGCATTGGGCAGTGTGTCCGCGTTCGCCGAGCGCGCGCGCGCAAACCAGCCGCGACGTGCGCTGCGATCCGGCTGTGCGCCGCGATAGCCGCCGCTGCTGCCGAACACGGCGGCGCTGGCGGCGAGACGCGTGCGTGCCTCCATGCGCGCGAGGCCGGCTCGCGGGTTTACGAACGCCACGGCGCGATCGATGAGGCTGGGCGAAGCCGTTACCTTCACGTCAGCGCATCCGATACCGGCCGGGTCGGACCCGCCCGACGGCGCGACGCAGCGGCATCGCCGGCGGGTTCGGGTTCAGTCGATCGACGTGCGCCTGCCAATAAGCCAGACCTTCGCGGATCTCGCGTAGATCCGCGCGGGTCAGCTCGCGACCATCGGCGAACCGCGTCGACTGACCGGCCAGAACCGCGGTTTCCGCCGCGAGGTACTGCGCAACGCGGTCGCTAGCGATCGCGAAGGTGATGCCGGCGTCGGCCATGGCGGTGGCTCCTCAGCTGGATCGCACCACGCGGACTGCGCGGCGCGGCTTCGGCTTGGCGGGCGCGCTCGGGCGCGAAACCGTGATCGTTGGGCGATCAGGCGGCGGCTTGTCGTCGTCACCCGGTGGCGCGGCGGTCGCCGGCGCGCTGGGGCGGGGAGGCCGGGCCCACTGCGGCACCCGGCTGAGGTTTTGATCGAGCCCGACCAGCCGGAGCATCACGACCAGCGAGTAGATGAAGAGATCCCAGCTCTCGTTGCGAACGCCTTCCGGCTTTTCCCAGACGCCCTCGACCTTCTCCTCCGCGCGCAGCTCGTCGAGGTGCTTCGCGGAGATGTCGATTGGCAGTCCCACGAAGGCGGGGCCCGGAAGTGGGCGCCGAAGGCGGTAATCGGCGATGTCCTTCATCCGATTGACGTTCGGCACGAAGAGTTCGCACTCCGGGGCGCCCTTAACCTGCCGCTTCGCATCGACCGTTGGCGCCGGCAGCAGGCGCCCCGCTGGGCGATTGCCGCCCTTCAGCAGCGTGATGACGCTTGCGGGCAGGGCGGCCCTGCCTTCCTTGCGGCTGCCGGTGACCATGTCGTGCCACCAGGCATAGGCATTGTCGGTCGCGTCATCGCTGCCACCGGTATCGATGCCGGTGCTCAGCACGCGCATGCGCAAGCTCGGGTCTCGCTGCAGCGGATAGGTGCGTTTCAGGACCTTCTCGTAGAGCACCGACCAGTGCTCGCGACGTCGGAATGGCTCAACCTTCGTGATGCCGTCGCCGAGCGTCAGAATATCGAAGCGGTCTATGATCCAGGCGCGATTGCCGACGCCATGACCGACCGCCATGCACGAGAATCGATCGATACCGAGGTCGACGGTCATCGTGATCGCGACAACACCATCTGGCACCTGGCCGAGGCTGTAGCCGGCGGCACGGGCGCGCTCGGCAAGCATATCGACGGTCACCGGCGCGTCGCCACTCGTCCGGCTGACGTAGTTTCGGCCGACCTTGGTCTGGAAGAAGGACTTGAGCGGCCCTTCATCCTGGTGCTCCTCGAAGCGCAGTTCAGCCGTTCGATACTGCCGCGCCAGACTCGCCCAAGGCGCCAGGCCGAAGACGCCGTCCCACCAATAGCTGTCGGTGGTGTTTGCCTCGAGCTCGCCCGTTTTGCCGCTGTTCGATCCTGACGACCAGGAAACCGCAGTCTCGCCTTTGCCAATGTACCGACCCGTCGCCATCAGCCGGAGCTTGTCGGCCTGCATGTGCGACCCACCGCAGGACGGACAGGTCATCTCGACGGTGTTGGCGGCGTCCAGCGCGGTCCCGCTACGCTCGAAGGTCAGCCGCTCCCACGACATCTCGAAGGGATCGTGGCAGTGGAGGCAGTCCACCCACCACCGCTTCGAGGTACCACCGGCGACGAGCGGCTCTATGCCGCGCTTGGTGCCTTTCTTCGGGCTGGAGTTGACGTACAGCTTCCAGCCGTATCCCTGGAACGAAGTGGTGCGGCCCTCGAACAATGAAACGGCGTCGCCCTGTTCGCCGATATCGTCGGGGAAGTCGTCATAGTCGTCCTGCCGGCCCCGCGAGAACGGGATCGCGCGAAAATTCGCGCCGGTAGGCCAAAGGAAATGCCAGTCGCAGCCCTTGAACTGCTTCAGGAAGATGTTGTCGGCGCTGACGGTCGTGAGCTGCCGGGCGGACAGATCGGGGCATTCGTCGAGCAGCTTGTCGATCTGGCTCGTCACATAGCGAGCCGTGAGTTCCTTCGTCGGCGACCAGAAGCCGATGTCGGCGGGATCGTAGAGGACGCAGTGAAGCTGCCAGTTGTTGCCGATCTCGGACTTACCCATCTGCGACGGGCCCATGACCGCCACAATCGAATAGGCGCTACCCATCGCGAGATTGTTGGTCGGATCGACCAGGTGCTGCATCGGCTCCGGACTGTCGCGCCACGGCCCGCTGTACGCGCCGGGGTTGCGGAGGTGGCGGTGAAGGTTGGCCGCCTCCATCGGCGTGACTTTGTCGGGGAAAACGACCTCGCCGAAGGAGCGGCGGATGCTTGCCCGTGCATCAACGAACCGTGGCGGCTCCCGCGTCTGCTGCATCAGCAGCGAGAGCGCGCCCAGCCGTGGATGAGGCGAGTGAGAGCTAGTCGATCCCGCCCTCATCGACTGCGTCGTCGATCGCGGCGTCGCCAATGTCGGGGACGTCGGCATCCAGCGCCTCCACCAGCAGCCTCAGCCGCTCCGCGATCATCTCGTCGATCGCGTCCTGCACCTCCCGATCGAGTGAGAACCGTCGGCGAATGACCTGGCCGACGGTCTGAAGCTGGCGGCGCAGCTCGATGATGGCGTTGACCGTCTCGGCCTCGATGTCCTGAACGCGAACCAGCTCGCCCATCGCCTCGCGATATTCGAGTTCTGCGAGGCCGGCCTTGAACTCGTCGCCGCGCTGCTTCCCGGTGAGCAGCAGGTCGTCTTCCGAAGCGTCGCCGCCCAGCAGCTGGAGGCGCAGTTCGGCCAGCTTCGCGGCGCGCCCGTCATCGTCGCCGGCGCTGGCCGCTCTCTGCTTCCACCACTCGATCGCTGCGAGAGCCACGATCTTGTAGCCGCGACCCCGCGCGCCACGCTCCAAGATCCAGGGGGCCTTCGCCGGCGCGGTGCGCAGGTGCGACCGCATCGTCTCGGTCGTGACGCCGCAGAGCGAAGCGAACTCATCGAGATTGACGATGATCTCGTCGGACTTGCGCTTCCGCGGCGCCGGCCTCGGCTTCGCTGGTCGGGCCATCCGGCTCCCCGCTGGGGCCGGGAGTGAACCCGAAACCCAAATATAAAGGCGTAGTGAAATCGCGACATGGAAGACGCGCGCGCGTCGGGACTTCGCCCCCCGTATTACCCGTGATCGCCGGGAGGACCCAACGGGGGGGCCTGGCGGCGCCGAGGGGCGGGCGGCGGGGCCGGTCGGCCGGTCTAGCCGCGGCCCCGGAACACGGCGTACACCGCCTTCGCGAGGCGCTCGCCCTCGGCGATCAGCATCTCGGCGCGCTCGATGTGGCGGGATGGCTGGTCGACCGCGTCGGCAAGCGTCAGCAGCTCATCGGCGAGCCGACGCAAGCGTTCGCCGCGGGTGGGGGCGGGCGTTGAGGCCATGCGCGATCTCCGCGGGGAAGCGCCACGCGGCTCGCGACCGCGCTTCTACCAATGCGTAGCAGAATGACCGAAGCGTGGCTTCGGCGGAGGGACGGGCGCAAGAGCTAGGCTCCAGATCGCGCGGTCCAATGCCGCATCAGGCAGCGGCAACCACAGATGTGTTCCCGCTCTGTACATGGTCAGGTGCCAGCCGCCAAGCCTCGATCGTCATGGTGAGCGATCCGCCGAAATGGACCACTGCTGAGCGCCCATCGCTGCTCTCGACGATGCCCGTCATCCCACCCAACGCGGGCATACCTTCCACCGTCACGGTCTGCTGAGGGCTGAACTCGCGGCGTTCCATGCGCAAGGCCTTCTGCCGTGCGCGCTCTGTCTTCATCAGCGCTGCTCGCTCGCGGCGGCGGGCTTCGCGGCCCTCGCACTCTCGCAGCTTGTCGATTATCTCCTGCGCTCGCCGCTCTTCCTCCTGCAGACCCGCCACGTCGGCGCCGCGGACCTCGGGAATGCTGTTATCGGCACGACGTAGGAATGAGAATTGCGGGTGCGGGCTGGCGGGGTCAGCGGCGATCGCCAACACCTCATCGCGATGAACCGCCCGGATGAAGACGTAGGTCGGAAGAATTGGTGCATCGATCTCAACGGTCGCGCGACGGCCGTCCGGTCCGATCGCCTTGCGGGAGGGATGCGGGCGCTTCTCGGTTCGACGGGGTGTCCAGGCTTCGACGCCTACTGCCGCCAGCGAATCAGCGACCGCCAGTGTCCGAGGCCCGCTCATCCGCAGGATGCACCATCGGGTGCAGGCCATGTCGATCGGCTGATGCATCATGCGGCTCTCCCCCGCCGCTCCGCCGTAGGCGGGGGAGCGACCACGTTCCCGCTATGTGCCTGTTCCAACAGGGCGAATAGTTGCTATTTCGTAACGATGGATGAGTCGAACGAACGTCACTCCGGAGGTGGGATGCTCGAAATCTTTTGGGGCATCGTTAAGGTCAAAGCGCCGGCTGCGGCCGAGAGTGTGCTTCGAATTACTGGCATCAAGCTCCTCGGTGCGGCGCTGGAATGGCCCGAAGCCTGGCTGAAGGACAAGGCGCAGGACATCAGAGATAGGACCGATGCCAAGAGCGCCTTTCGCACTGCATTAGCGAAGGCAGCATCGGAGGCAGCCATAGCTGAGCCTGACCGCGTTGCCGCTATGGCTGACTACCTTATGGAAGGGGCTGCGGCCACTGTCGCGAACCAAGCTGCAGTTCTGGGTGCGGCTGCCCACCGTTTGGGTGAGGCCACCGATGACGAGCTTCGCACGGCAGAGGTACCCGATGATGACTGGATGGCGGCGTTTCGGCGCCATTCCGGCGAGGCGTATTCCAGCGAGCTTCGCGATGCCTTTGGTCGGCTGCTCGCAGGAGAAATCCTCAAAAAGGGGTCATTCTCGCGACGTACGCTGCGGGTGCTATCCGAGATGGATCAGCAAACGGCCCAAGTGTTTCAGCGAGTTTATGCTGCAACGATCGATGGTTGGATCCCGAAAGATCGCTTCAAAAGTGATGGTTTTGGGTTCGCCGACTTGGCTTTGTTGCGTGACGCGGGCTTGATGAACGCTGGCGAGGGATACTTAAAGACCAAACCTCCCGCTGATAATCCGGAGGCCAAGCGCGCGACCCTGAAGGTAGGGACGCTCGAAGCTGCGTTCGATTGGTCGCATATGAAATTCACGCCTTTCATCGCCGACCTAGAGGTGGTGCTTTTGACGGACAATGGTGAGGAGCTAGGACGCATCCTTCCCCCTCCGGATATAGATGCGAACACGCTCGCGATCGCGCATGATCTGCAGTCAGAAGATTTTATCGTTTCGATCACAATTGATGGTCAGCCTTTCCCCCTGCCGCCTAAGAGTGGCTGATTTACAATGGTCGTCGACGATCCAACCCTCGCGTCGCAGGATTGCAACGGCCCGTTCGATATCACCCGGCATGCGGATGCCCCGGGCTTTCTTGGGCTCGCGGATGATCCGCCCAGCGGCCGCCAATTCGTTGAGCGCGCGGCTGACGCGAGGCTTAGTCGAGCCTACCTGTAGCGCGATCTCGCTCAGCGTCGGGCCCACATCATGCGCGAGGATGAACGCACGTACGAACGAAATGATGTGCACTTTCAGGCTGGTCGAACGGGGGATGGTGGTGTCGCTCACGCGCTCGGGACCTCCTCCGCGATGTCGGCTTGGTACGTGCCACCATCGACAGTGAAGCGCGTCGCGCAGCCGACCCGCCGCATGTAACCGTTCAGCGCCTCCACCGCTTCGGGTGTCGGCGGGAGCGTCGGCTCGGCAGGCAGCACCGCCGGCATGGCAGCGGCGCGCTCGATCTCCGCGCGCATTGTTGCGAGACGAAGCAGCCGCGCACGCCGCCGAACGATCATCTCGTCAGCGAGCCGCCGCACCTCGCCCTCGATCTCGCCGATGAAGCGATACGGCGTGTGGATCGCTTTCTTCGCCGCCGTGAGCGCGACCATCGCCGGAAGGTCGCTCAGCGCCTCCACCATGGCACAGCGCCAGTCCGCCGCGCCGTCGCCCGCGGTTGGCAGCACTTTCGCCGCCAGCCGCCGCAGCCGCTCATCGATAGCCTTTTCCCACTGGGCCCGCTCGGGGCCGCCGGCCGGCACCGGGCGCAGCTCGTGCTGCGTCTTCCACTCGGCCGCCGCGATCGCGGCTTCGGTGGCATCGCCCAACTCTGCCACGACCACGTCAGTCGGGGAGAAAAGCAGGCTCAGCGCCCTCCATGCCAGGTCGGGCGGCCCATCCGCTGCCCCGGTCGTTGCGACCTCGCTTCCCATGTCGTCTGTTCTCGCTCTCGGCGCGGCGATCATCGCGTTTGATCAGCTCGCGCAGTCGGTTCCACCACGTTGCATCCCAGTCGAGCTTGCTCGCTCGCTGCCCGGCTTCCGAGATCCAGAAGTCCCGGAACTCGGCCACCTCTTCCGCCAGGCGCCCCGGCGGCCAGCCATCGACGACCTTGGCGATCGCGTCGGGCAATGGCTTGGCCGGTTGCCAGTCGATGTCGATGCGTCGACCGCGCTGGCCCGTGATCCGTTCCTCCGGGGTGGCTGGAGCGCCCGGCGACATCGGCTTGCGCGTCACGCGCTTCGGCCGCGCCTCCGTAGAAGGCGTAGCCTTCGAAGGAGATTGGGGGGTAATTGATGGTTCGCCCGCAGCTGGTGCGGGGGCCTCCGCATCTGGTGCGCCCCGCATGTCCTGCGCCCCGCAGCTGCTGCGGGGCTGGACGGTGTACGTGCAGCCGCGGCCCGGCTGCTCGATCCGCGCCAAGTGCCCCGCCGCGCAGAGCGACTTGATGGCGCCTTGGATCGTCCGCTCGCCGAGCGACGTCATGGTGATCAGATCGATCTTACCGCGCAGCGACTTCACCGCGATCCAGGTGATGCCGTCATCGTCGGCGCAGTCCGCCAACGCTGCCAGCACGACCTTCTCGGTCGCGGGCAAGTCGAGCCGCCATGCCGCGGAAAGCAGTCTGTTGCTCACGCGAGCCAACCCCATCGAGGATCACCACCAACGGACTGCCGACTGCTCATCGGCGATGCTAAGCCAGTCGCATGAACGATGACGACTTCTCGCAGGAGCGATTTGACAGGTTGAGCGCAGGTCAGTCGATCTTGGAGATCGTGCGGAGTGGCGTCTTGTCTGCGCGGCCGAGCGAGCCGCTTTTCAGAGCAGCGGTGCTGGCGTTGGTGGTCGACCTCAACTTTCTGCTGCTGGCGATGGCCGCCGCAAATCGTCGCTTTGATCGCCTCCCGTTTGCGCCGGCAAGGCCGCGCAAGGACGGTACACCAGCGGATCTGACAGAGGTCATTCGCAGGTTCCGCAACTCGCTTTGCCACGCCGGCGGTCCTGAACGGGAATGGCTGGGTGACGAGGATGATGGCAGCTCGGTACGGGTGGGCTGGATTGTCATCGCTGGGGGTGTCGCCGGAGTTCAGGGCTGGGGCGGTCGAAAGATGCCCGCTCCACCTGATGGGGACCTGATGGTGGGCACCGGCGGTCACTTCCTGATGGTGAACGCAGATCTGCGATACGCGATAGAGGACGCGCTCGATTTCGCAGGTGTGAGTTGGCGCCGCTGACCTCGTCATGCCGCCAACTCCTCGAGCCGGTCAGCATAGGCTCGCAGGCCGCCCCATTCGTCCGTCGAGCCGCCGAAGAGCGGCAGACGATAACGATGGTGGTTTTGCGCCAAGCTGGTGCTGTCGCAGCTGACGAATGGATAGTCGCCACCGACGAGCACACCGCGCAGCATGTGCAGCGGGTGCCACCGATTGCCCATCAGAGCGGCGACCTCGTCCATGCGGGCGCGGTACGCATCGCATCCCACAGGCTCGCGCTTCGGATCGCCGATCCATCCCAAGCAGACCCGGTCGAAGCGCTCGCAGAGGCGGGCGAGGCGATCGAGCGGACCGTCCATGTGCCAGACTGGCGCGCCGCGGCTACGCCCGAACGGCCACTCGTTCACGAGGCCGTCATTCATCTGCGACGGGGCCGCCGGCTTGTCAGGGACAACTGCCCAACGCCCAGGGTGCCACAATCGGCTATCCAACCAGTCGTAATAGCTTGACCAGTCGCCCCGCCCTGCGTCCATCGGGTCAGCGCCCTGCCGCAGGGCCTCCATCCAGAAGGAGAAGGCGCCGTTATCGTACATGACGAAGGGCGCCTGTGCTTCAACGTCAGCCGTCGAATCGGGACGGTAATAGCTGACGCAGAACGCACGCGCGCCAGCGGCGATAAGCGCAGCACGCGGGGTAAGCGGGGTGCCGTGATAGACCAGCGCCATCATCGAAACCTCGCCCGTCCGCGCAGCCCGGCAGCGACCGTGAACAGGTCGGCCGCCTGGGCCAAGCTCTCGCGATCGCCGCGCTCAGCAAGCGCGACGGCTTCAGCCTCATAGCCATCGGCCAGAGCTGCCCGCGCTGCCGCCAATCGCAGCAGCTGCGCGGTTTCTTGGGCGCTCATGCGGCACCCCACACGCGCCCGGCGCTGGCCGGCGGCACGTACCGCGGCGTGACCCGCGCCATGCTGCCCGCATCCTTGCACCCCGCGCAGTCGATGCGCTGTGGGCAGGGCTCGCGTACCTCGTCGCGATAGCCGCAGGGGCAGGCGAAGCTGGCGACGCTCATGCAGTTGCGCCTTGACCTGCCCTACCGCCGAATCGCTGGTACGCTATGCTGTCGTTCATGACAGACGAAGAGTTCGCAGCCGCCTTCATGCCAGAAGGCAAGTTCACCACTGCCAGCCTAGAGCCGCTATCCCGCGAGGCGTTGCTGCACGCCGCGGGACAGCTGCGGGAGCGCGGCATGCACGAGGAGGCCGACAAGACCTTCGCTGATGCGCAGCGCATGCCGCTGGTATAAACGCCGCTCACGCCACCGCCCTCACAGCAGCGTCGCACGGCTGATTTGCAGCGACGAGCGCGCGCGCTACCGGAGGGCAGACGCTGTTACCGATCGCGCTGATCTGCGCGGCAAGCGGCAGGCGGCCGAACTTCTGCTTGCCGCTAGCCGTCGTGTACCAGCATTCGGGGTCCAGGACGTACGTGTCAGGGAAGCCTTGCGCGCGGGCCAGCTCTCGCGGCCTCAGCATGCGCAGCCCAATGTCGACGATGACGTACGTCTTCGCGTCGATCGTGACCGTCACCACCGCGAAGCGGGCCTTGGTGGTGATGCAGTCGAGCGGCCGATCCGCCGCTTGGCTCTGCGCCACCTCGTTCTCCCCGTCGGTCCCGTAGTATTTCACCAGGAACGCGGCGACGCGGGTGGCGCTCTCCATCAGCGCGGGAGGTAGGTCGCCCTCCTCGATCATGGTCGTCTCGACGAGGCGCTGAGTGGAGCCCTTGCCGACGATGGTACTGAGCGGCTTGGACGCGCTGTGGCCAGGATGGATGCCGCCGTGCGGCATCGTATTCGCCTGCTCGAGATGAGCAGCGACGACCGAATGGTGATTGGCGCCGGCGAGGATCGTCTTGAGTGGGAGATCGGGCTTGCCGCGCCCGCCATTGGTGTTGCTGGTGTACATCGAGGAAAGGAAGGCGGTTACCGCGGCCGACTTCCCCCCGCCGCCCGCCGTCGTGGCGCCGATCGGCTCGTCGGCCGGGGCCGGGGTCGAGTTTCCGAACTGGCGATCGATCAGCGGCGCCATGGCCGCGGTCACCGCGGCGCCCTGCGACCCCGTGGCGGTCACGGTGCCGAGCGGCTTGCCGAGGTCGAGAGCGCGCGGATCCTGCCCCTCGCGCTCGCCGTTCCCCATCTTGACGAGCGTCGCCGCCGCGAGGCCGTTCGTGTCTTTGGCCGACGCCGCGACCGTATGGTGCGGCTCGTCGACTGCACGCGAGTGCCCGCCGTGCTGCCCGTAGGTGACGAAAGGTGCCAAGGTTGTGCCGACCATCACCTTCTTGCAGCCGGTAGCCACGACCGTGTGCATCGGCTCGTCCGCCGCGGAGAAAGGTTTCTCGCGGTTGGCCATGCTGGCGACATGCGGCGCAAGCACCGCGCCGACGACGCCTAGGGGGCTGGCGCCAGCGGGACGGGCCGGCTCGCCATTGGCGGTCACCGTGGGCATTGGCAGGTCAGCAGCCGAACCGATCGAGCCGGTGCGGAATTTCGTTATGTGGGGCGCGACCTGCGCGTCGACCACGCCGAACTCGGCCTGAGTCGTGACGGTCCTCACAGGATCCTGTGGATCGAAGGTGCGAGCTGCGCGGGTGTTGGTGAAGGCCGTCCCGACGATGAACGGTCTCGCGGCATCAACGACGTAGCGCATCACGCCATGCGCGATCCGCCGCTTGGTGGCGTCCGCGAGCTCCTTCTTGCGCCCGAAGATGGATGGGCAGGGCTCAGCCCAGTCGATGCACTCGGCAGCCGTGCGATAGGAGAGCAGCTTGCCTGATCGAACGCCCGGGCTGCCAGGCGCGCCATGCGTCGGCTTCGGCTTGACGATCGGCAGCCCGTCGCGGCGCATGACCATGTAGAGGCGCTTGCGGCTGGTCGGGGCACCGTAGTCGCAGGCACGCAGGATGAACCAGCGAACGCGATAGCCGAGCGCGCGGATCGACCGGACGAACCGCCTGAACTCGCGGCCTTCCTGTCCAGCGATCGGGCGGCCATCGGCGTCTAGCGGCGCCGCATACTCGAATTCCTCGACGTTCTCGAGATAGCCGCAGGTCGGCCGCACCTCGTCAAGCCAGTGCACCACCTCCCAGCAGAGCGCACGAATGGACCGATCCTTGACCGGGCCGCCCTTTGCCTTGCTGAATTCCTTGCAATCGGGGCTGAACCAGGCGCCCGCGACCTCGCGATGCCGCGTGACCTGCCGGGGCAGGAAGGGCTGCCGGATATCGGTGCATAGGTGCTCTGTCTGAGGGTGGTTGGCCGCGTGGATCGCAATCGCCGTGTGGCTGTGGTTGATCGCGATGTCGACTTCGCGGCCGATTGCTTGTGCGATGCCCGTCGACGCACCACCGCCACCGGCAAAGCCGTCGATAAACAGGCCGTCCACCTGGATCGGGGTGAAGGCGAGAGCGGCACTCGCAACAAAGCCGGTAACGGCGCTCACCGCCCCATCTCCGCGCGCAGCTGGTCCACCTTCGGCCGAGCCCGCTCGAAGCGATGTGACCGATAGGATGCCGTCTTCCGCTTGCGGCGCTCGGCCTGGGCGGCGCAGCCATCGGCGATGGATGCGTCGAGCAGGGCACGCTGGCGCTGCTCAGGGGTGGGCTCCTGCCGGTCGGCCGCCGCGAACGGGGCCTGACCGGCGAGAATGCGTGCGATCAGGCCCCGCACCGCTCAGGCCTCCGGGGCGCCGTAGAAGACCGCCGCCGGCGTCTCGGCGCGGACCTTGTCCACCGCCTCCGCGAATGCGTGGTCGAACGAGCGGTCAGCCCGATAGAGGTCGTACCAGAACTTCACGCCCTCGGCCGTCTTCCGGTACCGGAGGCGGGCGCCGATGCGGTAGAACGGCCCCTTGTTGAAGATCGGGATGGCGATGAAGAACATCGTCGGTACCTTCACGACGCCGCCGCTGCGACCCCGCGTCTCGTGCTCGACCGAGAACCGGATATGCCCCTCGCCCGACGAGAGGTTGTTGGCCTCCTCGACATTCGCCTGTTCGAACACCTTCAGCCCACGCGACAGCTCGATCAGCGTCGCATAGTCGGCGATCGCATCCTCGCCGCCGTTCACGGCAACGAAGCGGCTTAGGTCGTCGGGGAACTCGTCGCCGGCGATGGCGATGTCGCCGATCCGGTCCTCGAGGAACAGCGCAAACTGACCCATGGTCATCGCGGTGCCGTTGACCTTCTGCCAGGCTTTCCACTCGTCGCTGAGCGGGAAGGCGAAGGTCGTGCGGTGCTTGCCGTGACGATAGGCGCCATGCTCGCCCTCGAGGACGTTGTCCTGGCGATGGTAATCGAGCACCGCCGTCAACTTGGGACTGTCGCGGCGATCGTCGGCGAAGACCGCCGTGTCGCCGTCGCCGAACCGGTTGACGTGGTCGATGAAGCTGGCGAGCGCCGTCATCGTGGCCGTGCCGCGGCGGAATCGCGGAGCACCGCGCGCGCCGTCGAAGACGTCGGCCGGAATGGGCGCCATACCACCGTCGCGGTCAAGCAGCGCCAGCACCGTCAGATCCGTGCCGGGCTCGGTCACCTCAACGATGGTCGCGCTCAGGCTGTCGGCGATGAACTCGCGGGTCGCCTTGAACACGTCGCCAACGCCCTCGGCGGTTGGGCTGGGCACCTCGATCACCGCGAGGCCGTTCTCAATCTCGTCTGCCATGTGTCAGTCCTTCCGGGGTCAGACCGTCCGCGTGTCGCGGGCGGAGTTGTCGGCGACCACGCGGGTGCCGAAGAACACGCCCTGGTCGGGGCGATTGCGGGAGAGGCGGCCCTCGTCGTCCGAGAACAGCAGCGTGCCGGGCTGGTCGGGCGTGGGCGCCACGATCTTCAGCGACGGCGTCACGACGTGGGCGCCGTTCATCATCTTGATGTCGAGCTTGATGGCGATCGAGCCCTTGGCGACGCCCTTCGCATTGTCGGCGTGGTCGGCGATCTTGGTCACCAGCTCGCGCAGCTCCGCCGACGCGTCCAGGTCGAACTGGCCGTCGTTGAGCAGGCGGATGGTGTCGGCGAACGTCGCCGAGGGCGGGGGCAGGCGGCTCCCGTCGGCGGCACGAGTGGAGAGGATCTCCCCCGTGTCGCGGTCGAACGCTTCTTCGGTCATGGTGGTGCTCTCCGCTGTTGAAGGTGTGGCGCTCATGCGAGCTTGCTCCAGGCATCCCGTTGCCAGCCGTTGCGCTCGGCACGGGCGATGACGTCGGCGGCGGTCAGGATGCTCGACCCGCGACGCCAGTGATTGCCCTTGGGGTCGTACCGGCCGCTGGCATCGCAGCGTGCGACGGGGCCAAGGCGGCGCAGGAAGTCAGCCGCCTGGCCCGCCAGCGACCAGTCGCGCTTTGCGGGGTCAAATGGAGTGCCGAACTTCGACGCGCGCGTCGCTCCAGTCGCGACGGCGCGGGAGGTGGCAGCGGGCCGCACGGCGACGCGCTCCCTCGCTTCACGAGCAAGACGGTTGCGATAGGCGGCGCGACGGTCGAAGCCCGCCTCTTCATCCCACCGGCGCACGACGTCGACTGACACGCCGTAGCGCTCGGCCGCCGCAGCCTGGGTCATGTCCAGCGTGACCTTGAAGTCGTCGGGCATGGGCTTCACGGAGCGCTGCAGCGGGGTGGCGCCAGTCTCGCCAATCCACCGATGCACCGTCGTATATGCCGCCCCGTAGTGCGCCATCAGCTGCTCGACGTGGAGGCGAGCGGCGACGTCAGCGAAGTCGTCGGGGGCAGGGCGCCCGTAGATGCGCTTCTTCGGCCGATCGAAGCCCAGCTCGTCCGCCTTGTTGAAGACGGTTCGATAGGAGCAGCGCAGGGCGTCCTTGATGGTGTGGCCATCGGCGCCGGCGGCGATCATGTCGCGGAGCTTGCCGATGCGCTCTTCGGTCCAGGGTTCGTGCTTCACCGCCGGCGCTCCCGCTTGTCGCGGCACCGCGCGCAGAGCAGCAGCCCAGCCACCTCGACGAGGCGCGGGCTGTCCTCGACGCACCCTTCGCACTCGCCAGGCTGGCCGCGCGGGATCGCAGCGCTCGCGCGCCGGGCCGCGGCGACATGCCGGTCGGTGTGAGCCTCCGCGAAATCCGCGGCGATGTCGAACTGGTCAGCCATGGGCAGCCTCCGCGAGCGAGGCGTAATCTTCCGTGCGCTCGAGCCGCTTGCGGCAGGGCGGTATCCAGCACAGCCGCGTGTCCTGGGATCCGTGGACCCAGACCAGCCAAGCATAAGCTGTGGCGCTCGAGGCGGATGGGTCCACCTTGCCTGCGACCATCGGCACTCGCTCAGCGAACTGCAGCACCGCGGCTGGGGGATTCGACGAGAACAGCGACTCGTATCGGCCTATGCCCTCAAGGAACGCAGCCCGGAGGATCACAGCACAGCCGACGCGGCTAGTGGCGAGCGCCCGCTCGATGAACCGGTCAGCGAGGGTGAAGGGCGGGTTGGTGATCGTCCAATCGACGACAGAGAGCTCGAAGGGAAAGAGGTAGTCCTCTTGCCGCCAGCCCATGCCGTAATCAGCGATATCGCTGGCATCGACGTTATCGAAATATTCGGCGAGCGCTCGAACCATGTACCCGCGATTCGCTGCCGGCTCGCGGCACGACTGCTCTCCCAAGGCATAGCCATCGCCGGTCAGCCATTCGCACAGAGCCCTGGTGGCCCACGGCGGGGTTGGGAAATCGTCGAGCGAGCGCAGCGGCTGCACGCGGCGCTGCATGACCGCCGTCGAACGGTTCTGGCTCATCGCGCGACGCCCACGCTCGGCGCCCAGGCAACCGGGTGCCAGCCGATCGTCACCGCGCCGAGGCGGAACAGCTCCGTCGGCAGCGCGGTCGGCTCAAGCCGCAGTTTCTCACTCGCAGAAGCGGGGTGCTTCTGCGCCATGGTGGCGGTCATCGGTCGTACTCCTGGCGGGTGGCGACCCGCGGTTGATCCTCAGTCGGACTTGCCGTCGGCGAGCCGTTGCAGTTGGTGGCGTAGCTTGGCCGACGCCCGGTCGAGGTCGGCGAGGTGGTCGAGAGCGGCCTGCGCCTCGCGGGGCGACACCTCAGTGCCAGCGTCGCTGGTGCCGCTCAGGGCCTCCGAAATGGCGCGCGACACGTCGCCCAGCTCGCAGCTGAGATCGATCACGCTCATCTGCAGGCAGCGATCGTCGGTGACCGGCTCCGGCAGCATGATGAAAACGCCACCAAGCAGCCCCGCCATCGCGTTGATGATGTGGGGGTGGCCCGCCTCGCCGGCGCCGATCGCATCGATGCGGACGGCGTCGCGCACCGAGATGCTGTCGCGATGGTTCGGGGAGCAGCAGCGCGAGATCTGGCTATCGGAGACCTTCGTCTCGTCCTCGCAGACCTTAAGGCCGCCCGCGGCCTGCACCGCGCGCTTCGTCGCAGCGGCCAGGCGCTGCTCGTCGGCGGGGAGCTTCCCCTCAACCATGGTTCTCGATCCGTTCGAATGCGTGGGAAACGCGGCTGGCGTTTCCCGAAGTCAGAGGGGCGCCGTCGCGCGTATTGCCGACGACATGGACAGCAGCTCGCTCCTCACCGCGCCCAAGGCGCTCCGCATCGCGGTCGCCCGTGACCTGGTGGAACGGCATGCCGTTGACGTCGTGGCGGCCGAGCGCCGCAGCCGCGCTGGTCACCGCATAGGGGGCGCCAACGGCGACGGTGCAGGCTGCGCCCACGGCAGCGATCGCCCGCGCGCTCATGCCAGCTGCGCCTCGACAGCGGACGTGAACGGCAGCAGGGCGTCATGCTCGCCGCAGCCGCGACCGACCAATTCGCCATGCTCGCCGCCGGTGAAATCGCGCCAATGGGTCCAGCCCTGGGGGCAGATGAACCCCCACTCGCGGACCTTCGGGCCGGTGATGAAAAGCGACAGCGCGCGCTCGCCCGGCAGGATTTCGAGCCGATGAGCGGCCGTCGCCTCGCGGCTGCCGACCCATCCGGCGCCGCGCATAAACGAGCCATCGGGCGTATGCTCGACATAGCGGCCATCCAGCAGCATCGAGGTGTTCGCCCAAGGGTGATCGTGCAGCGCGCGATCGTCGTCGCTGCGCAGGATCTCGTGCAGGTAAACGTTGCACGCCTCGTTGCGCGGAATGACCCACCAGCGGCGCAGGTACGGCGCGTCAGCGGGTCCGATCACGAAGTCGGGCGCCCGCTCCATCATTGCGGCAGCCCACGCGATGAGCTGCTCGGGCGTGGCGTAGGCGAGGGGCCTCATGCCGCCACCGCCCGCGCTGGCGCGCTGTGATCGTGATGCGTGCTGCCGGCCGTAAGGGAGGAACAGCCGGCAGCACGAGGTTCCGGCGTGCAACGGGGGTCGCAAATCACGCCGGCTTCGGGAGCGGAGAGGGTGCTCCGAAGTTCGCAGTCAGGAACGGTGCAGGTGCGGGCCTCGGGATGACCAACCCATGCGCCACAGCGACAGGTGCTCATGCGGCCTCCTCGGCAAGGATTCCGAAGAAATCATTCGGGGTGACGGCTCCCGATGTTTCCTTGACCACAAGCGGCATCGTGTCGCGATCGGGGATGCGCTCGCCGGCGACGTACCGCCGCACAGCTTCCGACGAGCGGCCGATCCGGGTCGCGAACTGCGGCCCAGTCATCCCCTTGTCTTCAAGCCATTCCTTGAGCGTCATTCGATGATCTCCTCGAAACACCACTATGGTGTTATTCGGGGCCATTCGTCAACACCAAAATGGAGTATGGGGCTGGCGCACCATTCTGGTGCAAGAAGCGGCATGGCCAGCGCCAACAACATCGAACGGCTCAGGGGAGAGCGCGGCTGGTCACGGCCTGAGCTTGGCCGGCGCATGGGGACGAGCGGTCAGCAGGTCGAGCGGCTGGAGAAAGCGCAACGTCGACTGACGACTGATTGGATCGACAGGGCCGCCGCTGCGCTCGGTGTGTCACCCAGCGACATCATCGCAGCAGAGCCGGCGCCGATGCAGCCTCTGCCAGATCAGCCCGTCGCGCGGTCCGCCGATGCGGGCGAGACGGTCGAGATCGTCCAGCTGGACCTCTCGCTGCCGATGGGCCCGGGCGCGACCGTAGACGAGTACATCGAGGAGGAGCCGATCCGCTTCGACCTCGGCTATGTCCGCTCGTTCACCCGCACGCCGCCGCACCGCCTGCGCATCGCCCGCGGCGTCGGCGATTCAATGTACCCGACGCTCAACAGCAACGACCTGGTGTGGATCGACAGCACGCAGACCGACCTCAACCAGCAGGACCGCGTCTGGGCGGTGTCGATCAACGGGGCGGCGGCGATCAAGCGGCTCCGCCGCCTTTCGGGGGACCGGGTGATGGTCGTCTCGGATAACCCAGCGATCGAGAATTATGAGGTGGAACGCGCCGAACTGCTGATCGGTGGGAGGGTCATTCGTTTCGCACGGGATCTATGAACGGCTAGACGGCTATGCCGGAGGGTTAGTTAATACGACATGATGCCTCGCATCGGCACCACACTGGGCAATGGACTATCCGACTTTAGTGTCGTGCTTCGGTGCCCATCCTGCGCGCGACAGTCAAACGCTGCTTTTGCCTTGGTCGAGCAGACTTTTGAACGGACGACATACCGATGCCGTGGTTGCAAAACTATGCTCCTACGCATCACGCTCTATAGTGGCGATTATGCCTCAAAACCGCGCGATTCGCTTCTGCTGAGCGGTATGCTGGTGGAGTGGTTCGGCGAGATGTTTGTTAAGCCGCAAGATAGGTGAAGTTGCTCATGAGGATGATGGTTGCTGTGCTGTTCTTGGCGTTGACCGCGTCAGTGGCCGCTCAAGCTCCACAGAAAGAGCCCAATAGAAGCGGGGCTACAGAGCGTGAGCAGCAAAGCGCCCAACGCGCGCCTCTGTCGGTTCGGATTGTCGAAGATCAGGATGACGCCGCACGCCGCCGCGCAAGCGAGGACGCAGCCCGAGAAGACCGCAAGGCCCAGGCCGATGCTCAAAGCCAATCCGTGCGCGCGGCATGGGCGCAAGCGATTTTTGGCTTTCTGACCTTCGTTTTGCTGTTCATCACCCTGATCTACACTGCGAGGGCAGCCAAAGCGGCCGAACGGTCTGCCGACGCTGCTCAGGATGCAAGCGGGGCGGCGGCAGGCGCCCTCGAGCATACCGTAGAAGCAGCGAAAGCCGCAACACGTAGTGCAACGGCGGCCGAACGAACGATCGAACAGGGGCAGCAGCAGTTCAATTTGTCTAACCGACCATGGGCGACGATCTCCCCGGAAATTGCATCGGCCTCGCAGATGCGGTTGATGCAAGAGGATGGATCGATCGTCGAAACCGATGGGCTGGTTCTCATCCCAATCGTGCGCAATATCGGAAGGTTACCAGCAAAGCGCATGCAGCTGGACGTCAGCTTCGATGAACTTCCTGCTAACTCAACGCGGCAGTGGCCCGAGCCGACGTGGTCCGGCGTTGCATTTACGGTGGCGCCCGGCCAGCGAATTGCGGCTGATCGGATACCAATTCCTGCAGAAACTGTTGATCGTGTGTTTAATCGGGCGACAAAGTTTGCCGTCATAGTCAACGTGCGTTATCTCGACCCCCAGAACGATCAAGAACATCAATCAGTAAGCGAATACGAGTTAGATATGGCAACGCCCTATTCAGAAGTGGCGAAAGATAATATGTCGGGAGTACAGATTCGGCCATTGAACTCAGAGATGGCTTAGCTTGCAGCCATGCAAATGAGCTTGGCGGTTGTGGGCGCTGACCATCCCAACAAGCGTGGCCCTGCGCGCCGGTTTGAGCTAGCGCTATGCTTGCAGGGCGAGGAGGTGGACCTCGTGCCCGAGCCAAAAAACCCGGTAGACGAGCACGCGATCGCCGTCTTCTCGGCTCGCGGCGTCCAACTGGGCTATCTGACCGCCGAGCGCGCACCCTGGATCGGAGGCATGCTGAAGAACGGGCGGGAGATCGCGGCCGTCTTCCAAGCTCAGGCCTCGTTCGGCGCCTGGATCCGCGTCGCATTCGATGGCGAGAAGCCGTTTCTCCCAAGCATAGCGGCGGCACCACCTCCGCCCGAGCCGGTGGGGCCGAGGGTTGAGCGCGACTTCGATTGGGGCTGCTGACAACACCAAAACGGTGTTGACACCGTAACACCATTGTGGTGTAGATTATTCCAGCGCGGCACCCCGCCGCCTGGAGACGCCCCGGTGCTCACCCGCCGATCATCCCTGCCTCGGTCGATGTTCACGACCAAGAAGCCGCCTAGGGCAGGGCGCCCGGCGTGGAAGTGCGCCGAGGAATTCAGGCGCTGGCTGCGGAAGCTGCCGTGCCCCTGCTGCGCGCACCCCGGTAGCGAGCGCAATCCGATTATCGCCGCCCACGTCGACCATGCGGGCGGGAAGGGCACGTCGACCAAGGTGGCCGACAAGCATTGCATCCCGCTGTGCGACGACTGCCACACGAAGCAGCACGCGATGGGCTGGCGGTCGTTCGAGCTGTCGCTACCCCTGCATGACGGGGTCAAGCTGGCCGAGGCATACTGGCTGCAGTGGCCGGGCAGGGTGGCGTGGGAGCGTGAGCTAGCCGAGAGCGGCCAGGCGGTGCGCGCATGAAGCCCGCCCGCATGCAGCTGCCCGCGCCGGTCGATCCCGACCTCGAGCGCGCGATCGCCGAACTGGCGTTCACCGTCCGCCGGATCCGCGACGTCGAGAGCATGCTCATCGATCCGAACTCGAAGCACTATCCCCGCCTCATGCAGATGATCCACGAGCGTGCGGATCTCTGGCAGGAGGTGGCCAACCGTGCCGAGAAGCTGAACCTGCCCACCCGGGCGCTGGGGCTGATCGTCGAGGAAGCCGACCGGCTTCGGAAGCGGCGCGGGCGGAAGGCACCGCTCGCCGACGTGCTTCGCGCGGTCGAGGTGCTGCAGGAGCAGGTCGCCCGCGACCGGCAGGAAGCCGCGGTCGAGCTGCGCATCATGCAACTGGCTGACGGCCGCGCGCAGCAGCGCGTCGACGCCGCGGCCGGCGCCCGCACCTATCTTGAGGCGTGCCGCGCATGAGCCGCCTCGACCCGAACACGCCGCCCATCGGCCGCCAGCCGCTCGGCATCAAGGTGACCCCCTCGAAGGCGGGCTCGCCCTGGATCGGCACGATCGCGGACGCCGTGCGCGGCGATGTGGCCGTCGAGGGCGGTCAGCGCTTCACGCTCGAGCAGCAGCGCGAGCTGATGACGAGAGGCGGGGACGTTCCGACCGCGCCAACGCTGGTCGTCAAGCGCCAGGCGGAGTGGAATGAACTCTGGTGGCCGCTCGGCTCTCTGCCGCCCGTCTTTGCATTCGAATGCCCGATTGTCGGGCGCCGCGGGGATCGCGTGAAGGTGATCGCGCCCAGCGGAGTGGTGAAGCTCGTCGCCGAGGATGGTTGGGCTCACCGCCCGTACCGCCGCGCCCGCGACCAATGGGGAAACAAGCTGTGACCGGCATCTTGCACGTCGGCGACTGGTCGCCCGTCGCCATCGCTCAATACGCGTTGGGGCTCGGTGCCCTCGCCATGATGGCCGCGCTCTCGATCGTCATCCTCTACGGCGACTTCTGGCGCCAGCGGCACCGCATCTGGGCTGTCCTGCGCGGCCGGCAGCCGCTCTACCCCGTACCCCAAGCCGACCTGGAGGCACCCCACGCCTCGGCATCCACCCAGCTCCGTCGCGACAGGTCCGCGGCCGAGCCGACCCGTGAGGCCGCGTGATGGCGGAGAACAGCGCGATCGAGTGGTGCGACCACACCTTCAACCCGTGGGAAGGTTGCCAGAAGGTCGGGCCCGGCTGCGACCACTGCTATGCTGAAACGCGCAACGCGCGGTTTGGCGGCGGCACCGCCGTGAACTGGGGTCCGGGCGCGCCGCGCCGGCGGACGTCCGCCAGTAATTGGCGGAAGCCGCGCCAGTGGCAGGCGGCCGCGGCGCAGTTCCTGACCGATCACGGCCGCCGGCAACGCGTGTTCTGCGCTAGCCTCGCCGACGTGTTCGACAATGCCGCGGATCCCGCCTGGCGCACCGATCTGTTCGCTCTGATCCGGGACACGCCCGATCTCGACTGGCTGCTGCTGACCAAGCGGATCGGCAACGTCGCCAATATGCTTCCCGTGCCATTCGACTTCGAGAGCCAGTACCCGAACGTCTGGCTGGGCGCGACCGTGGTGAACCAGGCGGAGGCGGAGCGTGATGTGCCGAAGCTGCTCGCAACTCCCGCGCGCGTGCGGTTCTTGTCGATTGAGCCCATGCTTGGGCCGATCAGCTTGGAGCAGGCGTGGTACGGGGAGAATGCGCTCGACAGCGAATGCTGGGGCAACTGCGGCTGGTGCGAAAAGGGCTATCCGCCGCTTTGGAATTGCCAGCGTGACTGGAGCGGCGCCCGATACGAAGCTGGCGCACGGTGCCGCTCGGGGCTCGACTGGATCATCGTCGGCGGCGAGAGCGGGCCGGGCGCTCGGCCGTTGCATCCCGACTGGGCCCGCCAGCTGCGCGACGAATGCGAAGCCGCAAGCGTGCCGTTCCTATTCAAGCAGTGGGGCGAGCACGACCTCTCCTACGATCGCGAGCGCGACGACCCGGACTGGCGGCGTTGCGGCGATCAGGAGCGGCGGCCCGGGCGCTGGATCAACCTTGAAGGCGGCTGGGGTTTTCACGGGGAGCGCGTCCACTACGCCGCCCGCGTAGGTAAGAAAGCGGCCGGTCGCTTGCTCGACGGCCTCCAGCATGATGGAGCGCCAGGATGATCTCGCTCCCGCCGTCGTTCACCTGCGAGGTCGTCCGCGTCCATGATGGGGACGGGCCGCTGTGGTGCCGGTCGGGTGAGAAGGTCCGCGTTGCCGGCATCCAGGCGCCCGACTTCGCCAGCGCGGAGCCGTGCCGCCGCCCAGCCGCGCGCCGCGCCGCCTATACCTGCGACGATCGCGCCGCGGTCCGCAGCCGGGACATCGTGGCCCGGTTGACGTTGGGCCGTCGCATCAGCTGCCAGCCGGTCGACCAAAGCTATTCGCGCATCGTGGCGCGCTGCACGCTGCCGGATGGCAGGTCGCTCAGCTGCGCGGCGATCGCCGCCGGCGCCGCCGTCCGTTGGGATCGGTACTGGCGCCGCTATCGTATGGGGGAGTGCCGCTGATGTTTTCGTCGAGCGCCGCCGCCTTGGCAAAAACCGCTCCGTCGATGCGCTTTGCGGCTGGCCTTGCCTCAGACGTCAACGAGGTACAGCGGCACGTCTCGGAGCGCCGTTGCAGCCGCGGTAAAGGGCCGGGCACCTCGGTCCGGAAACGACGCCAGGCACAAGCGCAGATCACTGGCCTTGAGCTTGTGTGCCCACTTGATGGCGTCCACGAAGGACCCCTCGAACACGACGTCTCTCGAGCCACGATCGGCCGGATTGGTCGTCGTGCTTGGCTGAGTGATCACAGTTCTTTCATTCGGTCGAAGCTTCAGCAGCATCGTCAGTCCTCTAGAGGCGCTGCGGGAGTGTATGCGGCCCACATAGGTAGGCAAGTCATGTTGCACGGGCGCGCACTCGATTGGCGCGATAGCATGGGGGAGTGCCGCTGATGGCCTATGCCGAAAACACCACAGTGTCGGTCGAGAAGTCGATCGCCGGGATCATTAGCCTCGTGAAGCGGGCCGGTGCCCAGCGGGTCGCCCAATTCGATGAGCCGGAGCAGTTCACGATCACGTTCGAGCTGGCGAACCGCATGATCCGCTTCCAGGTGGCACTGCCCCCGCTTGGAGAAATGCCGGTTCGAGACGGTCGGGGCGTGACCCTGCCGCCCGCCAGACGGGCGGAGAAGCGCCAGCAGGCGCACCGCCAGAAAGCGCGCGCGCTGTTGCTCGTGATAAAGGCTAAGCTCGAGAGCGTGGAAAGCGAGGTCGAGACGTTCGAGCAAGCGTTCCTGCCCAACGTCGTCATGGCCGACGGCGCGACCGTCTACGAACGCATCGCTGCGCCGATCGCGGCAGAGTACGAGCGCGGGGCACCAGGCGTGCTGTTGCTCAGCGGGCCGGGAGGCCGATGATGAACGCCATGACGGGTTTTGACCGCACGAAAGACAAGCTGCTGCGCATCGGTGAGGTGAAGGCGCGCACCGGCCTTTCCACGGCCACGATCTATCGCAGGGTCGCGCAGGGCACGTTCCCCCCGAAACGGCAGATCAGTCCAAAGCTGGTCGCTTGGTACGAGAGCGATGTTGGTGCCTGGATTGCCGATCCCATGAGCTATCGCGTACCTTCGTACGATGAGTGCCAATGATTTAGATCGGTCATCATCGACGGCGGAGCTAGATATCGACCTGAGCAGCTTCAGTCGCGAGTTGGAAGCTACGGGGCGGCATCCCGACATCGTTTCACGGATCGCACGCGTGACAGGCGCGGCCTCGGCGCACAAAGACCTGTCCGACGCGCTTAACGCCATCTATGCGATGCAGAAGCTGATCGACGAGGAGCAGGGCGGAAAGCGGCAGCTGGACGCTTCATTAGCGATGCAGCTCTCTGCCTATTTCACCTACGCTTTGGTGCTGTACACGCGCGCGACCGAAACCGATGCAATCGATCGGTTAAAGTGGTTTGGTCGTGGCAAACTGCCGGTGGATCTCCGCGAGCCTCACACGCGGATGATGTTGCTGAGGGACAAAGGCATCGCCCATTTCGGACGACATCCTGTGAAGACCCTGTCTCCTGCGGTCGCCGATGCTCTGACAATGCGACTAGAGAAGACCGCGGGCGGCATTAACAACCAGTACGTCTATCATGACACCCGATCGATCGTGCGCGGGAGCGATGTCGACGCTCTCGAGAGCCTGCTAGAATGGGCGATGCCCGCAGCGATGGATGCGTTCGACGCCCGCTGCGATGAGTTGTCTGCGGAGCTGAAGAGAGCGGCCAGTTTTGATCGCAGCGTGCACCAGAAAGTTTGGGAGCACGCTTTTGATGCAGTGGGTTTCTACCGCCGAGCCGGCCTGCAGGTGCCGACCGGCGAGGACGAGTTCCAGTTCGCGACGCAATCTGACCCTATCGAAGGGGATCCAACGAGTTAGAATCCGCTCTTTCGCGCAGCAGTGTGAACGGCTGGTCGAGCCCGTCGCTGACCATCGTCGCCCACGTCTCCGCGAGCTCGCGCCGGCGCTTCGCGAACTTGGCGCGCATGTAGGCAAATTCGCTGCCCGACACGCCCTTTGGGCGGTGCGCCAGCATCAGGTCGATGAGCAGTCGGTCGCCTTCGCGGCCATGCTCCATCGCCCACTCGTTCATCAGGGTGGAAAAGGCTGATCGCCAGCCGTGCGGCACATGCTTTCCCTTGAAGCGGCCGCCGTCCATGCGCTTGTAGAGCGTGCTGATCGCGCTGTCGCTCATAGGGACGCGCGTGGACTTGTTGCTCGGGAAGAGCAGGGGGCAGCGCCCGGTCAGCATCCGGAGCGCGCGCAGGCATGCCACCGCCTGGGGAGCGAGCGGCACGTCGTGGTCGAACGCTTCGTCGCCCTTGTGCTCGACCTCGAGCTTCATGCGCTCCGCCGAGATCCGCCACACGGCGTCGACCACCGGCGCCGCCTGGTCGTCCCAGTCGATGCCGCTGATCTCATCCCAGCTTGCGGTGCGCAGCACGCCGACGCGCACGTGAGTGATTGCCAGCAGCCGCGACGCGATCTTCGTCACCGGGCTGGAGGTCGACGCGTCGACCACGCGCTGGAGCGACAGCAGGGCGGGCAGGGTGGTGAGCGCCGGCTGCTTGGAACCGCGCGGTGTCGGCTTCAGCGCGCGATCCATGTCGCTGGTGACCGGGTTCACCAGGATGAGGTGCTCGCCCTTGGCGCGCTTCATGACCTCGCTGATGTAGCCCTTCACCCGCTTTGCCGTCTCGATCGCGCCGCGGCGCTCGATCTTGCGCAGAGCGCGGAGGATCTCGGGGCCATCGATATCGGCGACCGGCCGTCGGCCGAGGTCGGGGAAGACGTCGCGGGTGAGGGCGTTCATGACGACCTGGGCGTGGCGCGGTGACCAGCGCGGCTTTTCCGCCTCGTGCCAGTCGAGCGCGACTGCCTTGAACATGGCGCCGGCCGCGGCGATCTGCGCCTGGCGCTGCCGCTCGATCTCGATCGCCGGATCCTTGCCGTCGCGGATCATGCGCCGTGAAACGTCGCGCCGCTCGCGGGCGTCCGCGAGGCCGACTTCCGGGAACAGCCCGAAGGTCAGCAGCTTCTCCTTGCCGCCGAACCGATATTTGAGCCGCCAGCTGCGCGCGCCTTTACGGGTGACGAAGAGGTAGAGCCCGCCGCCGTCGGCCAGCTTATAGTCGCGCGCCTCGTCGGGCTTCGCGTTCTTCACCTCGGCAGCGGTCAGGGCCAT